AAAAAAGCCAATGGTTGGAGTGTAGAAGGCTGGGAAAAAACAATTAAAGAGCTTAAACAATTTGCCGAATTAATCGCAGCAGAAGAGCGCGAAGCGTGTGCGAAGGTGTGTGAAAACGCACATTGGAGTTTAGATGACCGCGTTGAATATGCTAAAGCCATACGCGCAAGGGGGCAAGAATGAAAGGCGTAGTAGTTGGGTACACAGGGTGGTTTGGCGGCACTACGCCTGCTAACGACTGCAAGATTATTGAGATTAAAGGTGATCGTATTCTTGTGGAGCTGATGGATGATGGAAGACAAGGTTGGATTGATGCAAAAGACTTTGTCCCAATGTACTTCAAAGGTGCAGGACAAGAGGCGTTGTACAACTTAAACAAAGCAGCTGAAAAGAATGGGGAGGAACTATGACTGACCGCGAATTATTTAAGATGGCGTTGAATTGTTTATTAGCATGGGAAAAAGAATCTTCAGGACATGGTTGGTCTTTAGCCGATCAAGAATGTGTTGATGCTATTCGCGCCAGACTAGCTGAAGATGAAATTACTCCCGATGGGTACTACAAGGTTGCTGCGTGGATAAAGGAGAAGCCATGAGCGAGTACGAACACACAACACATGAGATGGCTAGTTTTTACTTGGAAGAGGGCATGTACACCATCAAAGATTTAGAAGATCTGATTGCAGACTTTAAGATTGCCAAGCAAATACAAGACAGGCACTTGAAGAACGCTGTTCGCTTCTCTGAAGAGAATGGAGAGAAACTATGATTACTCTTACACGCGAAGAAGCGCAGAAAATACTGGATGCTTTGGAATATGCTTACGACAATGAAATGTTTGTAGGTATGCGAGTTATCCTTCGCGCTAAACTAAGCGAACCTGAAATAGCTCAGTTTAAATTTCAAGAATATGGCCCCGACAATTGGGGCGACTCTCAAGTAACAAAGCCTGAGTTTGTTGCTGAACAAAAAGCTACGAATGAAGCGTTGAGAAGTATGGTGCAGTCTGAACCAACAATAGACGGTTGGCCTTTGTACTCAGGATTGCCTACACCTCCTGACAATTTCATAGATGCTATTAGATACAACACGGCGATTAGCCAAGGAGATCAGCGCATTGACCCTACTAAAATTTACAAAGAACCTGAGCCTGAGTCAGTAGCGTACATCAACGTAGAAGAGCGCAAGTTGGAATGGGCAACGCCTATTAAATGGGAAACGCCGACAGTCGTGAAGATGGATAAGGTTCCGCTGTACACCGCCCCACCGCAGCGCGAATGGGTGGGGCTGACGGATGATGAGCGAGATAAAATTCGAGAGCAAGCGCATTACGAGTTTGACGACATTTCTAATGCGATTGAAACCAAACTAAAGGAGAAGAACAATGGCTAAATTACCATACACAATCACCATTTGCCCAGACGAGCCAAACCCTAAACAGTTCACGGCGTTAACACCTGCTGTTGTTCGTGCTTTGCGTTACACAAATGATTTAACAATAGACCAAAGACAGTTAGTGTACCCCTGCGCAACACAAGCAATAACGCAGATCAATACGCATAAGGAGAAGAACGGTGGATAAAATAATTGCAGACGCAAATAGGTATCGCTGGTTACGTGATAGAAGTGAGAATGTAATTATTGATATTGTCAGCGCACGTAAATGGGTAACTGTTAAAGGTTACAAGAAACAGCTTGATGATTTGATTGATCGTGAACTATCCATAGCAACTCCAGAATGCTTAGAAATGGCTGAAGTAATAACCGAGCCACAAAAGAAAGAATGGGTAGGGCTGACGGAAGAAGAAACGGCTGCGGCGTGGAGTCAAAGCAAAGGAGATGTTCTGTATCGTGTAAAGCCTTTTGCCCAAGCCATTGAAGACAAGCTAAAGGAGAAGAACACATGATTAAGCGCTCAGTACCTAATACTTTTTTAGTTAGATGCCCAACTCTTGATCACGCCCGTGGAGTGGCCACTGGCGTTCATGAAGCGCTTAACTGTTTAACACATGAGTGCGACATTATTATGCGCACAAATGTAGAAATTTCTACACTACCAAAATCGCATGAAGAGCACGATCAGGAATACGCAGTTCGTGCGCGGTTCACTGTTCGGGAAAAGCAAAGAGGCGCTACTAAAGGGCAAATAATTTATATTAATAAAGCTTACCTTGAAGAAGAGATAGATAGTAATTTTGATATTGGCAAAAAATGGAAAGAGCTGACCGATGATGAGATGCTAATGATTTATGCGCAACCTCATGAAGGTTTCAAATATAGTTTAGGTCGTATGCTACAAGCCAAGCTAAAGGAGAAGAATACATGAATAGCAGACCGCCACCTACAAAGGAGTTATGCCTGCACCTTGCTGAAATTTATTACGAGATGGGTATGCCCCAACGTAGTTGGCAATACCTGCTATGCTGGGCAGCGTACGATGATTACTTAGATCTTTTCTGGAGATAATACAAATGAGCGAGATGTCTGACTTCCAAAAACAATTTATGTCCCGTGGTACGGGTGCAAAGCTGTTTACCCAAACTGAGTTTGATGAAGCTCTAACCGTAGCCAAAGCCGAAATTATGGCAGTCGCAATCGAAACAACAAAAACAGCGATTATGATTGAGCGGGAAGCCTGTGCTAAATTGGCTGATGAATGTACCAATATTGAAGAACTGGGAGAGGCAATCCGTAACCGGATTCCGTCTCAACGTAACTAATCGTGTGATCGTTCGTTCGGGTAATCGTTCGACAAAAAGAACCGACCGAACGATTGGCGTAGATCACAGTCTAAAACGACTCGACGGACGGAGGAGAGGGCAATTTAGCCTCTCTCCGTAGCTCGTCAGAGTGAGTAAAAGTAATCGTTCGTTCGGCTGTGTTCTCTATAGAACGAACGATTAAACCGAACGATTACTTTTTTGGTGTTTTTAAGGAGATAAGCTATAATGTCTGACATGATGATTAAACCAAAGAAACCCAACGGTGCTCCACGAAAGTTCGACAGGGAGCTTGTCGGTAACCACGTTTGCTCGGAGCTTATGAAAGGTCGGAGTCTGAATAATATTCTGGTCTCTGATGCCGGCATGCCTTCCCCTGCGGGGTTTTTGGATTGGATAAATCAAGACCCTGACGGGCTTGGCAAGCAATACGCGCATGCGCGCGAAATCGGCTACAAACTGCTGGCGGAAGAAATTGTCGCCATCTCCGACGAAAACCACACGCTCATCGAATGCGACGCACTGGACGCAGACGGCAACCCGATGTTGGACGCCACCGGCAACCGCATACGCAAAAGCATAGTTATGCCCCTCTCGTCCGACGCGATTGCTCGGAACCGGCTCCGTGTTGACACACGCAAGTGGATGCTCAGTAAGGTGCTGCCGAAGATCTACGGTGACAAGCTGACCACGGAGCACACAGGCAAGGACGGTGGACCGATTACCATGGCTGCTATTGACCTCACCAATCTATCTGACGACGAGCTGGTGCAGATGCAGAAGCTGCTCGGTAAAGCCGGAGGACCAAATGACAAATGATGACTTCGCTCATGAGATCATGCTCTGCTTCTCGGCATCGCCGGTGTCCGCTGACATCAACGCAACACGGGTGTACGCCATCATGGAGCAGATACGCAAGGACGAGCGTGAACGCTGTGCCCAGAAGGCAGACATGCTAGCCAAGAGCTGGCGAGGTAACGAGAGCTTTAGCCGAGAAGTGCGGGAGACCTCGGCAATGGCTTGTGACCTGCTAGGTGCGGTGATACGAGGATGAACGCTCCGCTCTCACCAACGGTAATGCTAGACCTGATCAAGAAGGAACAGGACAGGCGAGCTGCTACCTCAAGCCTATACGAGTTCGTGAAGCAGTCGTGGCACGTAGTAGAGCCAGGAGTACCCTTCGTGCCCAGCTGGCACATTGAGGCTATCTGCGAGCATCTTGAGGCAGTGTCGGCAGGGGACATAACTCGACTGCTCATCAACATCCCGCCACGACACTCCAAGTCAACCATCGTGTCCGTCATGTGGCCAATGTGGGAGTGGATTGAACAGCCAGAGGAGAAGTTCCTGTGTGCGTCGTACTCCGGTGTGCTGTCAACCCGAGACAACCTGAAGGCACGGCGGTTGATTCAGTCGCCATGGTATCAGGAGCGATGGGGCAAGAACTTCACACTGTCCGGAGACCAGAACGCCAAGCAGCGATTTGAGAACGACAAGACCGGCTACCGCATCGCGACCTCGGTCGGTGGTACAGCGACGGGTGAAGGTGGCTCCCGCCTCCTGCTCGATGACCCGCACGGCGCACAGGACGCACAGTCCGACGCAATGCGTGACACGGCACTGGAGTGGTTCGACCAAGTCTGGGCGACACGACTCAACGATCCCAAGCGTGACGCCATGGTGACCATCATGCAGCGTCTGCACGACCGAGACATCAGCGGACACATCCTTGAGGACATCAAAGGATGGGAGCATATCTGCATACCGGCAGAGTGGGACGGCAGGACGCGCACGACAATGCTGGGCAACTACGACCCACGTAAGGTCAAGGGAGAGCTGATCTGCCCAGAGCGATTCGGCGACAAAGAGATCACCGCACTCAAGCAATCCCTAGGCGTATACGGCTCTAGCGGACAGCTGCAGCAAGACCCGACACCGGTAGAGGGAGGTATCCTCAAGACCAAGCACTTCCAGCAATGGTCAGCAGACAAAGAGCTGCCACAGTTTGAGTACATACTGCAGAGCTACGACTGCGCGTTCACCGAGAAGACCACAGGAGACCCGACAGCCTTCACAGCCTATGCTGTGTTCTCGATGAAGGGCAAGCGACAGGTTATGCTCATCGACGCATGGGACGAGCACCTCAGCTATCCCGCACTGCGGAAGAAGGCGATAGCAGAGTGGAACACGGAGTATGGTGGGGCTACAGACGAGAGCCCATACGCACGGGCGAGACGACCCAACAGAGTCCTTGTAGAGGCCAAAGCAAGTGGTCAGAGCCTGATACAGGATTTGCGCTTGGCGAATGTGCCAGTCGTAGGTTATAATCCTGGTAATGCTGACAAGGTGTCCCGTGCCCATCAGGCAGCTCCCGTGCTGGAGCAAGACATACTGTGGATCCCTGAGTCAAAGAAGAACCGTGGTCACTACGTGTCATGGGCAAAGGGATTCCTCAAGCAGCTTGAGAAGTTCCCAGTGGCTGAACATGATGACTACGTTGATACGTTCACACAGGCTATCATCTACCTACGCAACGATGGGTGGTTCCAGATGCCGGTGGCAAAGGACATTGATGAACCAGCGCAGAAGAAACGTGAGAGGATAAACCCATATGCAGCCTAAGAAACCTGTTTGGGACAAGAGTCGTCCCGCCAAGCTAGGTGAATCGAAACCTCTAACATCAAAGCAGAAGTCTTCTGCAAAGGACGCTGCCAAGTCTGCCGGTCGTCCGTACCCTAACCTCGTTGACAACATGCGCGCAGCGAGGAAGAAATGAGCAAGCTACTCGACAAGAGCAAGATGGCTTGCAATAAGCCAAAGAGCACGCCTAGCCATCCCACCAAGTCTCACGTAGTCAAGGCATGCGCCGATGGGCAGGAGAAGATCATACGGTTCGGGCAGCAGGGTGTCAAAGGCTCTCCCGAGGGCAGCGCACGCAATGAATCATTCAAAGCACGACACGCAAAGAATATAGCCAAGGGCACCATGTCCGCAGCGTACTGGGCTAACAAAGTTAAATGGTAGGGTGAGCTATGCCTGAGTTCCGTTCCCGTCCTGAGCAATACCCAGTCGTAGGTGCGCTGGGTCGCTACCTACAGAAAGCTGACGAGTTCGCACGTAAGCCGTTCGGCTACGAGAACCCACCGGCGGCTCTCATCTCAGACTTCTTACAAGTACCACCGATATACCGTACGATGGAGAACATCAATTACGGTACACCGATCACGCAGGGTAGAGGCGAGACCTACGGGTTGACGGGAGAGACCAAAGAGGCTCTAACGGGGGCGATGAACTTTGCACCACTTGTACCGGCGGCAGCACGTATGGTCAAACCTCTGGCTAAAGCGGCAGCGCCATATGCTGCTCGGCACGCAGTGAACCTCGCTGAGAAATACGGTGTGTCACCGACCATGAACGTCATCAAGCCTAAAGGTGGCAACTGGTTGAAGGGTAATGTTGACGAGTCTGTGTCTCGTTTAAAACAATTTGTACGCGAACCGGCATACGTAGAAGATTTAGGTCGGAGAGAAGCTACTGGAGAGATGCAACCAGGAATAACTCAACAAGTTATCAGTCAAAATACTAGGGCAGAAGCGTTAAACAAATGGATTGAGAGTAAGTTAACTAAATACCTCTCAAATGAGATGGCGACTGCAGAAGACCCGATACGTTTATCTATTCAAGAGTGGCCAGAGAAACGTGAGATGCTGCTCGCTGAGAAGCAGAAGCAGATTGACAAAGCTGTATCTGACATGGAGAAGGCTCGTGCTAAGCGAGGCTTCACTCCGGAAATGATGACTCAGTCTCAAGCTCGCATACGTGAGTTGAACAGAGAGAAAGCTTTAATTGAAAACCGAACAGGTTCGCATTTAACTGCAGAACATTTAGAAAATGCTCAAGGACGGGTGCCAGAAGACGTTACTGAGGCTAGAAAGAAAGCCGGAGAACCTATAATGGGTCATACGTGGAGAGACTTCAAAGGGGATCCTACCACGAGAGCAAGGGCAGAAGGTTGGGAGAATATTGCTGATAAAAGCATAGATACTTATCTTTCTGGAGATCTTTTAGATACGATATACAGAAGAGCGCGTACTAATCCAAATGACAAAGGACGACTTGCTTCTATATACGGAGAAGAAGTTTTAAAAACAAACCCATGGCTTGAAAAAGTTTCTCTTGAGACTCCGGTATATCACATTGATCAATTTCGCACAGGTGATATGGGTCTTGACCATATTGCAGATGAGCTTCAAAACGCTATGCGACCAGGAAGCGACCTTCCTGAACATCTAAGGGTAGACCCGAAGAAGCTTGACAAGATGAGCGTCCCGCAGGTGGTTGACATAATTGACCAAATCAATGCATGGCGAGCTACTCAGCAAGCAGAAGCAAGTTTAGCACACTCTGCTAATGCCGCTACTGTTACTCATAAAGAATACCCAAACGCTGGATTAAAGTGGGTAGAACTGAAATTACCAGAAGGTGAAGGCGGTAAAAAAGCTTTAGAAGACGCTCTCAAATACGAAGGAGACACGCTCAAACATTGCGTGGGAGGGTATTGCGACAGCGTAGTGAACGGTTACTCCCGTATATTCAGTCTGCGTGACGCAGAGGGTAGACCTCATGCTACTATTGAAGTTCAGCCTGTGAAAGACAATTCACCATGGGACACAATTCACAAATCTTTAGGTGATGAGAAATACAGAGAACTCCATAAAGACTTTTGGGAAATGGGAGGGTATGGGAAAGACAGTCCGTTTTACGACCCCGACATGGACGTAGTGTTAGAAAAGTTTTTGCAGAGTAAAGGTTTAGAAACACCAAAGCTTGAAAGAATAGAGCAAATTAAAGGCTCAAGGAACGGCAAACCTTCTGAAGAAGTTTTACCGTTTGTTCAAGACTTCGTACGTAGTGGTGAATGGAGAGACGTTAACGATTTAAGGAACGCAGATTTAGCTAAAATCGAAAACAGTTACCTCAGTGAAAAAGATTTACGTGAGCTTGCCCAGCAACACGGTTATCCTGAAAATGTCGTAGGGGATGAACCGATTGCGTATTGGAGAGGAATGGCAAACGTAGTAAGAAGCGGTATAGAGCCAGGAGAACAAGCTAACACCGTGTTGGAAGCTATCCGCAACTTCAAACCAGAAGGTTTCGCCCAAGGAGGCTCCGTGAATTTCGCTGCTGGCGGTCACGCAGAGTACGATGACGACCTGATACGTCAGATGGCAGCAGAGCTGGTTGACGTACAACAGGAGAGAGCGGCAGAGTCCGGAGACATACCTGAACCTTCCCTGCTTGACAGTTTGAGGAACATGAGTCCGCTAGGCGGGCACTACTCTGCCGGACCATTTGCATTAGACGCTTGGACTAACAACAGAGGTGTCAATCTGAGAGGCAGCGCAGGTACAGACCATTTACGGGGATACGTTGACGTAGACCCTCGGCAGAAGAAAGTATCTCAGTTAGGAGTCACTTACGAAGATATGAATCCTCGCGGTGGGTATCAGTTGAGCGCTAACATGGATCCTGAGACACGTGAGAAGACTCTCAATGCTATGTACCGTAAACAACTGAGCGATGGCTCCGAGTTTATGGTCGGCGGTACACATAGACCCGACAGCCGGCAGACTATGCTGAACCTTATGTACCGTTACGGCTTCGCGCAGGGTGGAGCGGTACATATGGAAAAAGGCGGTAGCGCTAAACGCAAAGAGCCTTCACCGTTTGATGATTTAGAGCCGACGTTCGGAGACCGGATGGGCGCATGGGTGTCAGACAAAGTAACCGAAGGTGCTATCAATCTTTACGATAAACTGTCTAACCGCGACCGTATGTCCGCTGCGCATAAGATATACTTAGATACGTTTGCGCGTGACAAGCGTGACCCAATCACTGCTAGTGATTTCAACGCAGAAGAATTGTCAGAGTTGCAGAACCTGATCCGGCAGAAAGAGAAGCTGTCCGGCGGTAAAGGTAAGGGTTACATTGAGTACAAAGACTACGACGAACTGACCGGCGGCAATCGACGTAAAGGTGTTGTGGCGAATCTCATCGGCGGTGTCATGCCTCCCCGTCCGTCTTTGTCTAAAGCACTCGGGCAGTTCAATTACCAATTAGATCCAAAGACTAAGCAGTATAAAATTATTGATGAGTATGATTTTAATCCGCAGCAGACTACGTACCAAGATAGGAAGATTGACATTCCTCTCGAGCACTATGGTGACTACCTTGGAGAAATGTCTCCTTACGCTCTTGCTCGTTTATATGGCGGTCGTAAGATGCCTCCTGGTACCGGACGCAAAGTCGAACTCTCAGTACCGTACGCAAAGGGTGGAGCGGTAGAGTTCAATCCTGATGAAATTGATGAGATGGCAGCACAGTTAATAGAGGAACAAAATGGCTGAGCAAATGAAGGATGATGAAGAGTTAAAGGGTGAAACCGTTCGTTTAGAAGACGTAGACAACGAGGTAGAAGATACCGAAGACGGTGGCGCGATTCTGCGCGAAAAGAACGACGTAGACCTCAAGCGTAACCTGAGTCATTTCTCAAACATCGTTGAAGAAGTTGATCAGTCAGAGTTGTACGAGGCAGTTACCGACTTACTCGAGAAAATTGACAAAGATAAGACCGCACGTGAGAAGCGTGACAAACAGTATGAGGAAGGTATCCGTCGTACCGGACTAGGTGACGATGCTCCTGGTGGTGCGCAGTTCACCGGCGCAAACAAGGTCGTACACCCAATGCTAGTTGAGGCGTGTGTAGACTTCTCAGCACGATTCATGAAAGAGATTTTCCCTCCAAATGGTCCTGTACGTAGTAAGATCTACGGCACAAAAGATAAAGACAAGCTGGCGAAGGCAGACCGTAAAGCTACCTTCATGAACTGGCAGACAACCAAGCAGATGAAGGAGTTCCGCTCCGAGCTTGAGCAGTTGTCTACGCAGCTCCCGCTGGGTGGCGGGCAGTACATGAAGTTAATGTGGAACCCTCAGTTTAAGCGTCCTGCTTCTGAGTTCATCGCTATTGACGATATATACCTGCCGTTCGCTGCTACCAATTTCTACTCTGCTGAGCGCAAGACGCACGTGCAGTATATCACGAAGATGGAGTACCAGAAGCGTGTCAAGCAGGAGATGTATATTGACGTTGACTTAGGTATGCCAGGAGATCCTGAGTTCAGTAAGTCAACGGTAGCTAACGATAAGATTGAAGGTCGTCAAGCATCGTCGTACAACGAAGACGGACTACGTACGATCTACGAAGTGTATACGTTTTTGGACTTCGGTGACGGTAGTGAGCCGTACATTCTGTCTATTGACAAGACAACTAGCAAGGCTCTGTCGTTGTATCGTAACTGGGAAGCAGATGACGAGCAGCGTGAAGAGTTAGACTGGATTGTTGAGTTCCCGTTTGTACCTTGGCGTGGTGCTTACCCAATCGGCTTGACGCATATGATTGGCGGTTTGTCTGGAGCAGCCACCGGCGCACTGCGTGCGCTGATGGATTCAGCGCATATTCAGAACATCCCAACCTTGCTCAAGCTGAAAGGGGGACCATCCGGTCAGACCATCAACGTACAACCTACCGAAGTTGTTGAGATGGACGGTGGAGCGATGATTGATGACGTGCGTAAGCTAGCCATGCCTATGCCGTTTAACCAACCTAGTCCTGTTCTGTTCCAATTACTCGGCTTCTTAGTTGATGCCGGTAAAGGTGTAGTACAGACGAGCTTTGAAAAGCTGTCAGACCAGAACCCTAATCAGCCAGTCGGTACTACTTTAGCTCTAATTGAGCAAGGTATGGTGGTGTTCAGCAGCATCCACGCACGTCTCCATTCATCCATGGAGAAAGTGTTTGAGATTCTGCACCGAATAGACAGTGCATACCTGACTGAAGAGGATATCAAAGCGCAAGCAGCTGGTATTGAGATAGATCCTAGTGACTTTGATGGTCCGATGGACATCATTCCGGTGTCTGACCCATCAATTTTCAGCGAAACACAGCGTTTTGCGCAGGTTCAAGCAGTAATGCAGCGTGCGGCTATGATGCCTCAGCTGTATGACGCTAGAAAAGTGGAGGATATGTTCCTCCGCACGTTGAAAATCAGCGATACGGACGTGCTTCAGCCTAAACCAGCGTCAGAAGACATGGATCCGGTGTCTGAGAACGTAGCAGCTACCATGGGTAGCCCAGTTTACGTGCTACCAGGACAAGATCACATGGCGCACTTGATGACGCACCTAGCTTTTTTGAAGTCTCCGCTGTTTGGGCAGAACCCAGCCATCATAAAGACATATCTTTACCCTATGTCTATACATTTGCGCGACCATCTATTGAACTATTACCTCTCTCAAGCGCATGATGCGGTAGATAGAGCGCAAAATGAAGATTTGATTGAAGAAGACTCACAGCAGCAAGTAGAAGTCATACTTGAAGTGCAAAGATTCATTGAACAGCAGTTGGCTTCGTTTGCACAAGAGCTGGCTCAGATCGATCAACAAGCACAGCAGTTCAAACCTGAACCGCCTATGCCGCCAGACAACAGCCTACAAGTGGCTAAGATCGGCGCTCAGATACAAACTCAGGCATTGCAACAGAAAGCTCAGACAGATCAGGCTAGGTTGCAACTTGAACAGCAGAAACTGGCTGACGGCAGCCAAGATCGTCAAGCTGAGTTGCAGCGCGAGCAGCTACGTCAGCAGTCAGAAGACCAGCGTACAATGGCCGAACTGCAAGCACGTCTGGAAATGAACACCGATGACAACGAGACAGCAATGCGTCTCGCAGCAGCGGAAATCGCTAGCGGAGAGAAGGTCGCCGTTAGCACAGGAACTGGCGTCAACCCAGGAGTTTAACTTTAGGAGGCAACAATGTCAGACAAACCAACTACGGGCACAGTCCCGATGAACAACGCAGCAGTCAAGCAGCATCACCGTATGGCAGCGGGTGTACCCGTCACAGGTCAAACTCTGCCCTCAACTCCGGTTATGCCTAAGACACCTGCATGAATGTAGAGACAAAGCTTCTCAATAGGCTGAAAACGGCGCAAGGTGAGTTCGCCATGGAGTCTATGAAGAGGCCACAGAATCGCGATGCTTTTGAGTACGGGTATCGTGTAGGCGTCGTGGCAGGGTACGAAGCCGCAATCAATGTACTTCTTTCAATGTTAGATGAGGAGAAAAATAGTGACAACGACTTATGAGAATGCGCTAGATGAGGCATTTCCAGCAGTAGATGCTGGAGTACGTCCTTATGGTAGCCGTGTTCTGGTTCAAATCCGTAGTCCGAAAAAGAAATCAGCGGGTGGTATCATAATTGATACGGGTTCTCGTGACACTGAGAAGTGGAATACTCAAATCGCTAAAGTAATCGCGATTGGTCCTCTGGCTTTTCACAACCGAGACACTATGCAACCATGGCCAGAAGGTGCATGGGCAAAAGTTGGAGATTATATTCGCGTAGCTAAATACGGCGGCGATCGCTGGGAAGTACCTTTAGAAGACAACGAAGCTGCGTTGTTTGTTATGTTTAACGATTTGGATTTGTTGGGTGAGGTCATTGGCGACCCACTAGCTATCCGAGCATTCATCTGATAAGGAGATGAGATATGGCTGACGTAATGAAAGAAGAAGATGATGACATCAAAGACAAAGATGATGTCATAATTGTTGAAGAAGATCCTGCAAAGAAAGCTTCAGCAGAAGATGATCATGATGACGATGATCAAGATGATGAACGCTCGGCTAAAGCCGATGACGGAGATGAAGACGAACGGGAAGCTATCCGTGAGCGTCGCCGGCAAGAAAAGCAAGAGCGTAAAGAACGTCGCGATAAAGCTATCTCTAGAGACAAACTAGAGCTAGACTTCCTACGTAAACGTAACGATGATCTTGAGCGTCGGTTAACGGTGCAAGAGCAGCGTACACAACAGCTAGACGTCAACGGTATTGATGCTCAAATCCAGAAAGCGCAGAACGAAGCGCAGATGGCTGACAGGATCATTGCTAAAGCTGTTGAAGCCGGTAACGGTGAAGACGTAACTCAAGCTTTACGTTATCGTGACGAAGCTATTGCTAAGGTTCAACAGTTGGCATATGCTAAGCAGCAAGCTCAGCAAAAAGCTCCAGTGTCTGACGGTATTGATGACGTAACAGCGTACTATGCTAAACAGTTCATGCAAAATAACAAATGGTATGATCCTCAAGGTCGTAATGAGGACTCAGCTATCGTTATGGCGATTGATCAAGCTTTAGCAAAAGACGGTTTTGACCCTCGTACTGAAGATTACTGGAACGAGTTAGAGCGTCGTGCCGCACGTCGTTTACCTGAGCGGTTCGGTAAACAGTCCCGTGATCGTGACGACGACTACGAAGATAAACAAGAGCGTAAACCTCGAGGGGGACCAGCAGTTGGTTCAGGCAGAGAGCATGCTCCGACATCTACTCGAAAAGAGATCTATCTGTCCCCTGACCGTAAGCAAGCTCTTATTGATGCCGGAGTATGGGACGACCCTGTTTTACGTATGAGATACGCTAAGAGGTATGCTGAGTATGATAAAGCTAACAAAGCTTAAGTCATCAGTTGCCTTTTTTGAAGTTACCCACTATAATTTGCACTAATCGCTGAAAGGAGCGAGTATTATGACCGACGAACGACTAAAGAAATCCGCTGGAGAGAACCGTGATAGCAGGGTGATGAAAGATCGCCCAGTCACTGAAAATCGCGAAGTAACCGAAGACGAGCGGGTTGAAATGTTCCGTCAGCAGTTTTTTCAGTCCTCACTTCCGGACTTACCTAAGATTCCTGGCTGGCATACGTGCTGGCTTACCACGACTAATCCCCGTGACTCCATCCAGACGAGAATTCGTTTGGGTTATGAACCTGTGAAGCCGGAGGATGTTCCTGGCTGGGAGTATGCCACACTCAAGACGGGTGACTGGCAAGGTTTTATCGGTGTTAACGAGATGTTGGCTTTTAAGTTGCCTATCAGTCTTTACGAGCGTTTTATGAAGGAAGCTCACCATGATGCTCCTATGCGCGAAGAAGAGAAACTGACAGACACAGCTGAGTTCTTAGAAGAACAAGCCAAGATGTCTAAGTCGAGGTTGACAATAGGTGAAGGTAATGCGGAAATGGGACAAAAGCGGGAAGCTCTTTTTGATCTTTCCTGACGTAACCTTTTAACCATTTAGGAGCAAGCATGTCTTCGACTAGCGCACCTTTTGGTTTTCGCGCATCGTACCACAACAGTGGTCAAATGCGTCCGAAAGCCTATGTAATCGCTTCGACCTATGCAGCTAACATTTTTAGCGGTGACCCCGTTAAGCTGGTAGACGCTGGTGTTATTCAACTCGGCACTTCAGATGGTACCCGTTCGGGCACTACTGATGGTGTTACTCTGCTCGGCATTTTTGCTGGTTGTCAGTATCTTGATGCTACTGGTAAACCAACGATTTCGCCATTTTGGCCTACGGGCGCAACTGGTACTGAAATCACTGCTTGGGTGTATGACGATCCTGAGACGCTGTTCGCTGTTCAGTACAATAATCCTTCAGCCGGTACTACTGTGCAAACAGCAGTCGGTGAAGAATGTGACTGGACTGTAGCATCTCCTGGTGGTTCGACCCAAACAGGTCTTTCCAATACCTATTTGACTGCTATCCAATCTACCTCTGGCCAGTTCCAGATTACAGGTTTTGAGGGTAACATCAATGACTCTTTGACAGACGCTTATGTTGTGGTTACGGTTCGTATCAACGAACACGCCTACAAAGCTGCTGTTAATAGTATTTAAAGGAGGGTTGATTAAATGGCAACTCCAATGAGAAGTACCGACTTTCGGTCGGTAGTTGAACCTATCCTCAACGAAGTCTTTGATGGTGTTTATGACCAGCGCGCAGACGAGTGGAAGATGGTTTTCCGTGAGCAAAAAGGTATTCCACGTAATTACCACGAGGAACCTGTTCTGTACGGTTTTGGCGCAGCTCCAGAACTGCCTGACGGTATGGCTGTTACGTATCAGTCCGGTGGTGTTCTGTTCCTGCAACGCTACCTCTACAAAGTCTATGGTTTGGCTTTCGCGCTGACCAAAGTTCTGGTAGAAGACGGCGACCACATCCGTATCGGTAAGACCTATGCTGAGCACCTCGCCCAGTCACTGGTTGAAACCAAAGAAACTCTCGGCGCTAACATTCTGAACCGTGCGTTCAATGCTGCTTACGCTGGCGGTGATGGCGTAGCTCTCGTAGCTACCAACCACCCAATCGTCAACGGCACATTCAGCAACCAGCTGACTACTGCCGCAGCTTTGTCGCAAACTTCGCTTGAGCAGATGCTGATTCAGATCCGCAACGCTGTTGACAACAACGGTAAGCGTATCCGTTTGACACCAAAGAAGATCGTTTCTGGTCCTTCTAACGTGTTCCAAGCTGAAGTTCTGTTGAAGTCGGTTCTCCGTGCTGGCACAGCTGACAACGACATCAACCCTGTTAAATCGATGGGTCTGTTGGCTGAAGGTCAAGCTAACCTTTCTCGTATTACTTCAACTACCGCATGGTGGGTTCAGACTGATGCTCCACAGGGTCTGAAACTGTTGATGCGTCGTGGTTTGGAGAAGTCAATGGAAGGTGATTTCGAGACCGATTCGATGCGTTACAAAGCAACCGAGCGTTACATTTTCGGTTGGACTGACCCACGTGGTGTCTACGGCACTGCTGGAGTCTAAAGCAAGAATAACCCTCGCTTGGAAACAGGCGGGGGTTTTTTCCGGATTATTCCGTGTATCTGACAGTTCCGGCTGACGACATGCAGACAGATACGCACCACTCGCATGTGAGGAAATTAAAATGGCACGTACTACATTTAATGGTCCGGTATCGTCTTTGAACGGTTTTATTCCTGGCCACCAAGTAACAACAAACAACGCTATCAACGCAACTGCTACCGCTACGGCAGCTCAGGTTGCTACCGGCTATATCACTTCTACTTCCGCAGCAGCTACTACCATCACGCTGCCTACAGGTACTGCTCTAGGTAACCTGCTTGGCGCGACTCAAGGTACAAGTCTGGATCTGTATATTGATAACACAGCTGGTGCAAACACTGTAACTATCGCCGTTAACACAAACGCTATTCTGTCAACAGCAGCCGCAGACAGTGCTACTAGTTTCGGTGATTTGACAGTTGCTTCAGGCGTAACAGGTGTTGCTCGCTATACAATCATGTTCTCTAGCCCAACCGCATACGTCTTTACTCGTACAGCGTAATTGTGAGGGGGTTCTCCCCCTCATTTTAAGGAGATACACATGGCTGATGCAGTAACCTCGCAAGTTTTGCTTGATGGCGAACGACTATACATCGCAAAATTTACAAATATTTCAGACGGTACGGGTGAGACAGCGGTCGTAAAGATTAATGCTTCTACGCTTGCACCTAATGCTTTCAATTTAGCATGTAATGGCGTAAAACTGAATAAAGTTTACGCTACTACCCACGGCATGGAAGTTAGAATTCTTTGGGATGCTACTACTGATGTTTTTGCTTGGATGCTTCCGCAAAACACAAACTACCTTATGGATTTTTCTTCATTCGGCGGCATATCAAACAATTCCGGAGCCGGTAGTACAGGTAATGTGTTGTTTACAACTGTAGACGCTAGTAACGGAGATATGTATACTATCGTACTTGAATGTATTAAAACATACGCTACAGCGTAAGGATAAATCATGGCAAAAGGACCACAGTACGTTAAAGATTTTGACTTCAATGTAAAACCTTGCGAGTACAGCTATGGCGGTAAAGTAAAAGGTTACGCAAAAGGCGGTGTAGTCGAGAAGGCTACTGGCGAGCGTTACCCTAGCAAAAAAGTTATGATGAAGCACGAAGCGATGGAAACTCCTCGCATGCAGCGTGAAGAAGTCATGCAACGTGCTGAAGTTAAAGGTGCTATTCCTGGTCGTGCTATGCGTCGTTCTGTACCTGTAGCTCCGCAAGCGCCAATGATCGGTATGAAAAAAGGCGGCTCGATGAAAATGGGCAAGGTTATGGGTGAGTTTAAAGCTGGAGATTTACATTCCGGTAGCAAATCTGGTCCTGTCGTTACTAACCGTAAACAAGCGGTTGCTATCGGTATGTCAGAGGCTCGTAAAGCTAGTAAGAAGTAATTTGCTATTTTAGCATTATTGAACTATAATTTCGTCAACTCGGGCACGCTGGAACAGCGGCTATACTGACTACTATCCGGAGTTAGCATGGCCTATTCTGGCAGCATAGGAAATACGACGTTTAACGCTCTGAAGGTGATTGATCATGCCTACAGACGTTGTCGCTTGCCTGCTCAAGCTATAACGAGCGAGATGCAGAACTATGCTTTAGATTCATTGTTCATGCTTCTGTCAGACATGTCGAATGTGCGTACACCTAGCTGGTGTATCCAAAAGCTCATTCTACCCATGTATGAAAATCAACCGATTATACCGATGCCAGCCGGTACAATCGACATCTTGAATCTCAATTATCGGCAGATACAACCAGTGAGCGGCGCATACGTAGCCACTTCTACTTCGTATACTGTAAACTTTACCACTTCTACCGTCGTAGATACCGTAGGAATTAAATGGAGCGGTGCTTCTGTCCCGCTTACATTCCAAACTAGTGTTGACGGGGCGACTTGGATTACCGTAGGTAGTGCAGACGACACGTCTTCAGCTGGCGAAATAAACTGGACAGACATCTCTGGTGCCCTTGCCTATCAGTATTTCCGTATTACTTCTACGGCTACGATTTCGTACTCTGCGATAACCCTCGGCAACTTACCTCAAGAGATCCCTCTAGGACTTTTGAACCGAGACGGTTATGTTAACCAGAGCAATAAATATTTCCCTGGTAGACCAAGTAACTATTGGTACCAAAGAGATTTACCTAATCCTGTCGTAAACCTGTGGCCAGCACCGTTTTTAGCTGCTGAAAATGCGCAGCTGATTCTTTGGCGCCATAGAGAGATAATGGACACTCAGAACCTACAGCAGCAGGTTGAAATACCTACTCGTTGGTATGATGCTATAGTTAACAAGTTAGCTTACAAAGTAGCTAGAGAAACACCAGCAGTAGACATGACGCTGTTTCCTATTTTACAACAGGAATCAGCTGTGTCTGAGGAACGAGCTTGGGAAGGTGACAGTGACCGTTCACCTACCTATATTCAGCCTTCGATCGGGGTATACACAGCATGAGTAATGTTCTGTATCTTGACGTACAAGGAGAACCGACGTTCGGCATCGGTATTTGCGCTCGTTGCTCGCGTAAGTTTAAACTTGCAGATTTAGCTTCTGATCCTAATTACCCTAATCTCATGGTCTGTGAACAAGATCGTGATGATTATGACCCGTACCGTCTCGCACCACGTAAAGAAGATCAAATCATTCTTCCTTTTACGCGTCCAGACACTCCGATCAACACACGTCCTGCTGGAGTTATTCAAGAGGCAGGTGATGAGTTCTTCGTCACAGAAGACGGTAACGGCTACTTGGAGTTTTAAATGTCAGACGTTCCAAGCAATTTAATACCGACCAGAATAACGCAGCTTCCAGTTGCGCCTGTAGCTGACGAAAACAGCTTGATGATGATTGTCTATCAGGGCAATAATTATCAAATTCGCGTCGGAGATTTGCTGAGTGTTGCCGGCGTACCAACCACAAGACAAGTTATCGCTGGTACAGGGTTGACCGGCGGTGGGCAACTCAGTAGTAATGTGACTTTAAGCATTGCTGCAGGCGGTGTTGGAAGCACTCAGTTAGCAAGTTCTGGTGTAACACCAGGAGTTTACGGAAACTCTACGCAGATTCCTGTATTTACTGTAGACTCTACGGGTAGAGTTACTGCGGCAACCACCGTATCAGCTACTATTTCAGGTTATGTGCCTGATTCCCGCCAAGTTATAGCTGGGACGGGTTTAAATGGTGGCGGCACGCTTGGTTCCAATGTCACTTTAAACGCAAATTTAAGTAATTCTACACCTTTAGCCGGTTTTCAGAGTGGTTCTGCTGGAAGTTCTACTAATATTTCTAGAGCAGACCATAAACATCCGGCAGTTAATCTAGCTGTTGATGACGAGGTTGACGGTGTTCTAGGTCTTTCTAACGGTGGTACTGCTAGAAGCTTAACACCTGCTGCCGGTGCGATCGTATGGTCAGGTGCAGACGGTCTTTACATTGGTCCTCAAGGTTTAGCCGGACAAGTTTTAATTTCAGGCGGCACGGGGCAGTATACGTGGGGTTCAGCTTTAGTTATTACTGACCAACCTGCTAATGTTGTTTACGCTGGTCCGTCTTCCGGTCCGAGCGGAGCTACAGGTTTTCGTTCTTTAGTTATAAACGATCTGCCTAACTCTGGAGTTTCTGCTAGTACCTACGGAACTTCTGCTAGTGTTCCTGTGGTTACGTTTAACGCAAAAGGTCAGGCGACTTCTGTAACTAATACGCCTATCAACGCTATCGCGTTAACCACAGGTACTATAACGACGTCGCCGACTAACGGGACTGACATTGTTAATAAAGATTATGCTGACTCAATTGCATCAGGTTTAAATTATCACCAACCTGTTAACTATGCTTCTACGGCAGCATTACCTGCGTATACGTATAATAACGGTACGGGTGGTGTTGGTGCTACGATTACGGCTAGCGCAAACGGTGCCCTGTCGTTAGGTGGGGGTTCTCCTACAGCTACGCAGCGTGTCTTAGTTAAAGATGAAACATCTACAAAAGCTCCGTATAACGGTGTTTATGTAGTGACGCAAGCTGGTACTGCGGGAACGCCGTTTATTTTAACTAGAGCTACAGATTATGACTCTAGCGGTACGGGTACTAATGAAATAGACCAAGGTGATTATGTTTTAGTTCTGTCTGGAACTTTAGCTAGCACTGCGTGGGTTCAGCAGACTGCTTTACCTATCGTAGTTGGTACTACTGCTCTTTCGTTTGTACAGTTTAATGCACCTATTACGTATTCTGCCGGTACAGGTTTAACCCTTGCTAGCACTACGTTTAGCATAACTAACACCGGCGTTACCGCAGCAGCTTACGGTTCGGCTTCGTCGGTTAGTACGTTTAGCGTCAACGCTCAGGGTCAGCTGACTATCGCCGGATCAACAAACATCGCTATCTCCGCTAGTCAGATAACTTCTGGAACGCTACCTATAGGTAACGGCGGTACGGGTCAAAGTACTAAGATTCCGGCATTTAATGCTTTATCACCGAGCGCGGCAAAAGGTGATATAATCGGATTTGACGGAACAAATAATATCGCATTTCCAGTAGGCGCAAACGATTTAGTTCTTACAGCAGATTCAACCACTGCTAGCGGACTGCGTTGGGGCGCAGGTGGTAGCGCAGCTCAAGCGCAAGCATACGCTTGGTTTATATCATAAGGATCAGTCATGTTAGTTCTTGACAGCACCAGTAAGTCGATACAAGTAGTGATGAGCGGGGCAGCAGCCACGACTAATCCTGACTTTGTTTCAACGTATTCAGACAATAACGGCACAACTTTTGTTGAAGGCTCTCTAGACGGAGCGTTAAACGGAACTACTGCGGTTACGGTTGTTGCCGCACCGGCGGCTTCTACTCGCCGTATCGTTAAAAGTATCTATATTGAAAACAAAGATACAGCAGCTATAACAATCACGGTAACGTATTTAAATTCTGCAACATCAAGAACTATAGCTAAAGTTACTCTGCAGGTAGGTGACACGTGGACTACTGACTGTACTTTTGATACGACTGGAGCTATAAAGCAAACGCTCGGTGTAATTAGTTTAACTAGTCAAGTTACTGGTGTTTTACCTGTTGCTAACGGTGGTACAAACGCTACAGCAACCCCAACTGCGGGCGGGTCAGCTTACGGAACTGGAACAGCTTACGCATTTACTTCTGCTGGCACCGCAGGGCAAGTATTAACTAGTAACGGGGCAAGTGCTCCGACTTGGGGTGGTGTCAGCGGAGGCACGTTCTGATGATTGAAAAATTAATAGCTAGAGCGTTTAAGGTAAGAAACGTCACCCACGTTAAACATTGGAAGACAAACTCTTATGCTCAGCATAAAGCTTTAGGTCATTTCTATGAAGACTTAGTAGAATCTCTTGATAAATACGTTGAAGCCTACCAAGGAACATACGGTTTAATTGGAGATATGCCTGAGGACGTGCCCAATATCGTTAAAGTTTTGAGGGACGAATTAGTTTGGTTAAATGAAAATCGTGAAAAAATCGCTTGCAATATTCCAGCATTAGAGAATATATTAGACGAAATGACCGCGAACTACATGAAAACCTTGTACAAACTTGAAAATTTGAGGTAAAATTATGGCACAAACAGGATATACTCCGATTCAACTTTATCGTACTACGACGGCAGGAGCTGCTCCTACGTCTGGTAATTTGAATCCTGGTGAATTAGGGTTTAACATCGCTGACGCAGACATGGCGTTGTACGCTAAAAACAACACCGGAACTGTTAAACGTATTATAAACAATCCTGCCGGTTTAAAGTACCCCACGGCAGACGGGACAAGTGGTCAGTTTGTAACTACTGATGGAGCCGGCAACTTGTCTTTTGCAACATCTTCTGGCGGTATTACAACAGGTAAATCTATCGCTATGGCGATGATCTTTGGATTCTAAGGAGCAATCATGGCAGCCCCAAATATTGTTAACGTCACTACCATCTACGGTAAGACAACGTACTACACCCCATCAGGTACTTCTGCGGTGGTTCTGTTACCTAATGCTGCTGCATCTGGCAAGGTCTTAAAGATCAACCAGATTGTTGCTGCCAATGTTAATGGTTCTGCTGCTGTGAACACTACCGTGTCTCTCTATACGAACGGCGCAGTTGCTCAAGGCTCTGCTCCTGCTGGCGGTACAGCTTACCCAATCGTAAGCACAGTATCTGTTCCTGCACTAGCTTCGTTGATCGTTACGGATAAAACCACAGCGATTTACTTGGAAGAAGGCACGAGTATTTCGGTCACATCTGGTACAGCTAGTGGGATCACCTACTCAATAAGCTACGAAGAAATATCGTCTTAATAAGAGGTTGCTATGGCAATTCATGGTTATCCTGGTCAAATACTAAGCGCTACCCCTCCGGTAGCTTTAGGCTCAGGTATTTGGACGCTTTCGGGTCTTAATAAAACGTACAATGTTGTAGTACAAGTATTTACTGCATCTGGCACGTGGGTATGCCCTGAAGGTGTGACATCCGTAGAATACTTAGTCGTCGCTGGTGGCGGTGGGGCGTGTACTGGCGGTGCTGGGGCTGGCGGTTTTCGTACAGGTGCTGGGTTAGCTGTTGTTCCTGGCACTTCTTATTCAGTCACTGTTGGTGCTGGTGGAGCTGGTTCAGGTGCTGTTAATGCTCCAGCTTCTGGATCTAACGGAGCTAATTCTGTATTTAGCTCAATTACTTCAGCTGGTGGTGGCGGGGCTGGCGGGTATAAAACTTCTGGGTCTGCCGGAGGTTGCGGTGGTGGGGGCGGTGGAACAGATGCCGGTGCTGCTAATACCGGTGGCGCTGGAAACACACCAAGTACATCCCCGAGCCAAGGTAACAATGGCGGAAACGGACAAAGTTCAAACAGCGACCCTTATTACACGGGCGGCGGTGGCGCAGCGGGTGCGGCGGGACAAGCTGGCGGAACTACCGCACCATATTCTGGTAACGGTGGAAATGGTTCACTTTCAGCAATTTCAGGTACTGGTTTTTACTACGCCGGTGGCGGCGGTGGTGGAATATTTAATCGCGGCGGTGTTAACGCATATCCTGGCACTGGTGGTCTTGGGGGAGGTGGTAACGGTGGTACTGCGGTTGGTCCACCAGGACCAGTTAATCCTGGTAACAACGGTGCCCTTAATTCAGGTGGCGGCGGTGGTGGGTGCGCTCATTATGCTGGTGCCCCAGACAATCAAGGTTACGGCGGTACAGGCGGTTCAGGTATAGTCATTCTCCGTTACTTGCAACAAGGTGTTACAATTGTATCTTTTGCATCTACCACGACTTACACGATACCATCCGGATATACACAAGCAGATTATTTTGTTGTAGCAGGTGGTGGAGGCGGTGGTTCGCGTCATGGCGGTGGAGGCGGCGGTGGTGGGTTTAGAACAGGTACTGGGTTGTCTGTTTCTGGTACATACACCATCACTGTAGGCGCTGGTGGTGCTGGCAGCACTAACACTGGCACTGGTACAGCTGGATCGTCAGGTTCTAATTCTACTTTCTCATCTATTACTTCTACTGGCGGCGGGTACGGTAGTGGCGCTGATCCGGTTAACGGTGGAAACGGTGGTTCTGGTGGGGGTGGTGGTACAGGTGCTGGCGGTGGTACAGGAAATTCTCCAACCACAAGTCCGTCTCAAGGAAATAATGGCGGTAGCGCAGGTTCTCCCTCGATTAACTATCATGGTGCTGGCGGCGGTGGAGCTGGTGGGGTAGGAGCAAATGTTACTGGTCAAGCCGGTGGTGCTGGCGGTGCTGGTTTAGCGTCATCGTTAGCTATTTCTGCTGGGCGTCTTGCAGTATATTCTTGCGGTGGTGGAGGCGGTTCTTTCCAAGGTCTTGGTAGTAGTGGTCCTGGTGGGCAAGGCGGTTCAAATAGTATTAATGGTGGTATTGGCCAAGGCGATAACACAGGTAGTAACGGTACTGCTAACACCGGCACGGGTGGCGGTGGAGGTAATTCAGGCGGTGGTGCTTATAATGGCGGTTCTGGTTTAGTTGTTCTTAGATTATATTAAGGTGAACGATGAGTAATTATCCTGGTCGAATCATCACAAAAGCTCCAATAACAATATCTACTACGCAAGCGTCAGGTGTGTGGACGTTAAACCAAGCTTTACAGGCTATTAAATCAGGTATATGGCCAGGATTGGGCAATACTAAAATAGTCAGTTTTTATTCTTCTGGCACTTGGACTTGCCCTGCGGGGGTGTCGCAAATTGACTACCTTGTAGTAGCTGGTGGTGGCGGTGGAGCTGGTGGTGGTGGGGGAGCTGGTGGTTTTCTCACTGGCACAGGTTTTACAGTTATTCCTGGTAGTACATATACCGTAACTGTTGGAACTGGTGGTGATCGCGGGTATACAGTTAACGCTCCTTCCGGTAACTTGTATGGTGGTGACGGTGTTGCTTCTATATTTAGTTCTTTAGTCGCTACTGGAGGAGGCGGTGGCGCTGCGGGACCATATGCTTCTCCTGGGGGGTACAACGGTAATTCTGGCGGTTCTGGCGGCGGCTCGTACGGGTACCCTAATGCTGGTACAGGTGGTAGCGGTAATACGCCTTCTACTTCCCCAAGTCAAGGGAACGCTGGCGGTTCAAATTCTACTGTCGGCGCTGGTAACGCAACTGCCGGTGGCGGTGGCGGTTCAGGCGGGGCTGGAGGTACTACTGCAGGAATTACTATTCCTGGGGGTGGTGCAGCCGGTGGTATTGGAACTGCTTCTACATTATCTGGTCCGTCTGTAACTTATGCAACTGGAGGTAAAGGTGCGTCATCAGGTGCTGGTCCAAACCCAATAACATCAATTGCTTCAGGAAGCGGAAACGGTGGTAATGGAACAACTACTGGTTTAGGTTTTGGGTTTCCTGGTCAGTCTGGTTTAGTCGTTATCAGGTACATACAACCTGTAAGCACTTTTGCTAGATTTACTTCAACGCAGTCATACACGATGCCGACAGGTGTAACGTCAGTTGATTATTTAGTTGTAGCTGGTGGGGGCGGTGGCGGATATCAACACGGTGGTGGTGGCGGTGCGGGTGGTTATAGGTCTGGCACTAGTTTAGCTGTAACAGCTGGTAACTCGTATACAATTACAATTGGCGCTGGCGGCTCAGGTGCTTCTGGTGGAAACGGTAGTGGTACTAAAGGCGGTTACGGAACCGATTCTACTTTTAGTTCCATTACGTCTACTGGCGGGGGCGGCGGTGGGTCTTATAGCGGTGGTACAGGTAACGTCGGCGGTTCAGGTGGCGGTGGCGGTACAGACAATGGCGCTGGGGGCGCGGGTAATACTCCTGCTACAAGTCCGTTACAAGGGTTTTCTGGCGGACAAGCAGCGAGCGGTTTTTGGGTAGGTAACGGTGGCGGTGGTGGCGGCGCTGGTGGTCCTGGTGGTAATGGAGAAGCAGCATCAACGACCAGTTCACAAGGTAGCGGTGGTCCTGGTCTTCAATGGATAGACGGCAACTATTATGCTGGTGGTGGAGGCGGTGGATGTGTTGATTTTGCCGATAGTCGTCAGCCTTCAACGCATGATAGGGCTGGTAATGGTGGTATCGGTGGCGGCGGCGGTGGTGGTGACGGTTCTAATTTGAACAGAGCTGGTAAAGGAGGTTCTGCTTATCCTTCTGCAGGCGGTAACGGTAGTTCTGCATCTACTACGGGTGCAGACGGAGGTGCTGGCGGTGCAAACAGTGGTGGCGGTGGAGGTTCAGCCGGCAATTTTTATTCTGTTGGCGGTGTTGGTGGTTCAGGTGTAGTTATTCTTAAACTAAATTACAGTTAATCTATGGAAAACAAAATTTATCAGCTATATGGTATAGATACAGCTATGCATTTACTTCGCCCAGGAGCTAAGTGGGAGATCAGCAATACTACGTTTACACGTTGGGAAGACTCACGTCCTTGCCCGACTATGGAAGAAGTAAAAGAAACGATGGAGAAGATAAAAGCTTTTGAAGACAGTATCAATACGATCTGGACGGAAGAGCAAAGAAAGCAAATGCTTGGTCAACAAAAAATATATGATCAGGCGGTCGCATGAATATAAATAATCTTTTTCCGACGGCAGTAGGTTTTTCTAAACTAGATCGTGATTTAACTGAAGAAGAATTAAAATTTATTAAAGAACAAGTACGTTACCCAAATGATGGTAATACTACAAGCGAAAATAGAAAAATGCTGCAGTCTGTTGAAATGACAGAGATTCGTGAGTTTATTGAAGACGCGATGTTGGAGTATTTTAAATCTGTGTATGCGCCTAAACATGATGTAACACCGTATATTACTCAAAGCTGGGCTAATTTCACAGAAAAAGGTCAGTATCACCACAAACACGCTCACCCTAACAGTATTATTTCTGGTGTGTTTTACCCGCAAGCTGATAGAGAAACAGACAGAATTTATTTTTATAAAGACGGTTACGAGCGCATTAAGATTCCAACTGAAAACTGGAACCATTGGAATAGCGAAAGCTGGTGGTTTGAAACAGGCACTGGTGACTTAATTATTTTTCCATCCAATTTAACGCACATGGTGCAAACAAAACAGAGCGATGGAACTCGTATCAGTATATCATTTAACACTTTTGTCAAAGGTTACATTGGTTCAGATGAAAGTTTGACAGGGTTACATTTAGGAGAAGAATAATGGCGCATTTTGCTGAATTGAATAGTGATAAAGTTGTTCTACGTGTAATCGTAGTAGCCAACGAAGATACTTCGGACGCTAATGGTGTTGAAAAAGAATATATTGGCGCAGCATTCTGTGAGCGTTTACTAGGCGGCATATGGAAACAAACAAGTTACAATGGTAGTTTCCGTGGTAAATATGCTGCTATAGGTGACACATATGACGAAGTAAACAATGTGTTCGTTGCTCCTACTGTTGAAGCAAGAACGCCAATTGATTACTCGGCAGAAATTACTACCGATTTGAATTCTATAACTTCGCAGTCAATCTAAGCCATTGAACCGCTTGTAATCCTAGCCGCAGCAAAAACCGCAGCTGCTGCAATACGCAAAGGCTGTGAGATGTACCAAGAGTACAAAGCGCAGGGGATGGAGTTAGTAGATGCGTATGGACAGGCCAAGGATGTTGTTGCTGATATAAGCGGACACCTTGGTCATTTCTTTAAAGCGCATGAGCAGTTAGAGACGCATGTACACGAAGAAGAATTAAAGACTAAGAAGGCGCGTGACCCTGAGTTGTCTGTGAACCAAGAAGCGTTTAACAGGGTTATGGCAGTAAAAGAAATGATTCGGTTGGAAACTGAGTTGCGCGAAATGATGGTGTACCAAGCACCCAAAGAACTCGGTGCTATATGGACAGAATTTGAAGTAATGCGCGACAGGGTTAAAGCAGAACGGGCAGAAGTTCAGCGTCAAGAACTACTAAAGCAACAGGTGGCTCAATGGCGACGGGCAAGTATAAAAAGAAAAATCGCGGAGCAGATGACGTCAATACTCGCGGTCGTGTTCATAATATTGTGGTTTCTATGGGTGATGATTCTGATAAGAACGAGCCAAACATACCGTGGAGTTTACTCATCACCGTTTTGGTTTTGTGTATTGTGCTAGTCATAGTTTTGCCGGTCATGGGGATAGCGTATATGGACATGAACAACGCTACGGCTAGGGCGATGGAAGAAACAAGAAAGATGCGTGAGTTACGCGCTAAGATAATGCTTGAATTGCAGGGGGAATAATGCTGACACTTATCTCAACTTTTGTATCGTTCTTAATGGGTGGGTTGCCCAAAATACTGGATTTTTTTCAAGACAAGTCTGATAAGTCGCACGAACTTGCACTTGCCAAGATGCAAACTGAACGGGAACTACAACTAGCTGCAGCAGGGTTTGCAGCACAGCAACAAATTGAAGCTATTAAGTTAGATGAAATAAAGACCCAGACTGCTTCAGATGAACGACAAGCGGTAATAGGCGCACAGCAAGCCGAGATGAGTGCTATCTATGCTCACGATATGTCGCTAAACGAAGGTACATCTACGTGGATGAAAGACCTACGTGCTTCGGTTCGCCCTGTAATTACCTATGGGTTTTTCTTTCTGCTAGTGGCTATAGATGCGGTTTTAGCCTACAAAGGTGTAACTAGTGGGATTGAGTTTAATGTGTTGGCTGACCAGCTTTGGGATGACGAGACTCAAGCACTGTTTGCTTCGATTATTGCGTTTTATTTTGGCGGTCGTGAGTTTAAAAAATGATCTACGTAATTTATTTCAGAATGTTTGTTACTTTAATAGCTAGTGTGTATCTAATTTTGCATTTACCAAAATGATAAGCTTCAAGGCTTTAAAGATGATTGCCCACCACGAGGGGGTAAGGATTAAACCTTACCGTTGCCCTGCTAGGTTGTGGACGGTTGGAATTGGTCATGTGATTGATCCTAACCATGCAAAAGTGCCGTTTGAAGAGCGAAACAATTTGTCAATTCCAGAAGGTTGGAACAGAACATTTACAGTAGAAGAAATTAATGCTATTCTTGCAAAAGATCTTGAAAGGTTTGAACGAGGAGTTCTTAAATATTGTCCTAATGCTAGCACTCGCCAAGCTTGGATGGACGCTCTTGTTAGCTTCAGTTTCAATGTCGGGTTGGGAACTCTACAGCGCAGTACACTCAGACAACGGCATAATCGCGGTGATTACGCTGGTGCTGCCGACGAGTTTTTAAAGTATTGTAAAGCCAATGGTAAGATTCTAAAAGGTCTTGAAAACCGCAGAAAAGACGAACGTGCTATTTACTTAGGAAGTTAAAATGGACTCCATAGATACAAAATTTGCAACACATGAAGCAGTTTGTGCTGAGCGATGGAAAGAAACTATTCTCCGTATTAAACGTATAGAGGCTATACTTATCGGTTCTGCGGGGGCAATCATGCTACTGCTTATAAACATTGCTTTCATGAAGCATTAGAACTTGCCTCTATTGACTTTCAAGGGTATAATTTTCACAGGCGCAAGCTGCACCAGCTGCTAGTACTTACGGAGTATATAAATGTACACGATGACGTACGAGAGCTTGCTGGTGGACGTTCGTCGCTACCTCGAACGAGGCTTTACTGCCGAGAGCGATGCGATAGTCTATGATCAGCTGCCACGCTTAGTAACTTTGGGAGAGCGTAGAATCTCCCGCGAACTGAAGATAACAGGCTTCATTCGAGCAGTCACGACCCCCCTCTCTCCTGGCGTTGCTGTTTACCTTAAACCTGATCGTTGGCGCGATACGGTTTCTATGACTGTTGACGGTCAACCTATATTTGGTCGGTCTTATGAATACCTACGTTATTATTGGCCAGATGATGCTCAAACCGGAACACCTGAGTTTTACGCAGATTACGATTATCAACACTGGTTGATAACACCGACTCCGACTACAGCTCAGACTTTAGAAATTTTATACTACGAGCAACCTCGCTTTTTAGGCGAAGATTTCCAAACGAACTGGGTCACTGAATATGCCCCAGATGCGTTACTTTATGCAACTCTGCTAGAAGCTGCGCCGTTTCTGAAGAACGACGAGCGGATACAGACATGGCAAGCTATGTACGATCGTGCGGCACAGGCTCTCAACGGAGAAGACCTCAAACGTATCTTAGATCGTACGGCTACTAGGAGCGAAGCGTGACTATTTACACAGATGTTTTTGGCGGCGCAAACATATATCCAAGTGATGTAAGTTACAGCTCGTTAACTTTAACTACCGATGTTGTTCTAAGTTGGCCAGAAGAAACTTCTACGTCTACGAACCTAGCTACTAGGATTATAGACGTTAACGCTACTGTAGCTTCTAGAAGTGTATTTTTACCGAACGCTTCTCAAGCAGCTAACGGTGAAACGATATTATTTAACAATACCGGCGCAAACTCGTTTGTAGTTAAAAACGCTACGGGCACACAGATTGTTTCTTTGTCTCCTGGTACAGTTTGGCAGGTATATTTAACTAACAATTCTACTGAAGCCGGTTCTTGGGTATCGCTTCAATATGGCGCTGCTGTTTCTGCAGCTAACGCTTCAGCTCTTGCTGGAACTGGTATTATAGCTATCGGTACGCTGCTTTCGCAGTCTATGCCTATTGTTCAATTCAACGCTAATTATACTGCTGGAGCCACAGACCGCGCTAAAATGTACGTTTGGAACGGTAGCGGTGCAGGAGACTTAACGCTACCGAACGCTGCTACGGTTGGAAACAATTGGTTTATGTATTTGAACAATGCTGGCGGTGGTGACGTTACTGTTACTCCTGACGGTATCTGTAACATAGACGGATTATCCGCAAAAACTTATCAGCCAGGAAACTCTTCAGTAATCGTCAGTGACGGAACGGATTACTACACTGTAGGTTTCGGTCAGTCTGCTATTTTCATATTTGATTATACCGTTATCAATGTTTCAGGATCCGGAGACTATGTACTAGCTGGCTCCGAACTTAATAGAATTGTTTATAAATTTACCGGAACTTTAACAGGTGATTTAAATGTCGTTGTACCTGACACCGTACAACAGTATTGGGTAGATAACGCTACCACTGGCGCTTACGTCTTAACGGTTATTTCAACAACTGGTACAGGTGTTGTTATAAACCAAGGTGCTAGAGCTATCCTTTATTGTGACGGTGCCGACGTAATAGACGCAGACACCTCAACGGTAGCTTTCCCTATTAGTGTTGCCCAAGGTGGTACGGGGGCTACTACTGCTGGAGGCGCACTTATTAATTTAGGTGGAACATCTGTAGGTATACCTATATTCACAGCAGCTACAGAGTTAGATGCGTGGGTAGCTTTAGGTCCGATTCCTGTAGTTTCAGGTGGTACATTCTAATGCCAGATACTACTATCGTCTTACGTTCTGAGCCAGGAATTAAACGGGACGGGACTAAATTTGACGGTAACTTTTATACCGACGGACAGTGGGTTAGGTTTCAGCGAGGTTTACCTCGTAAAATAGGAGGATACCGCTCAATCAGTAAATACCTCACTGAAGTAAGTCGGGGTATAACTTCTTTTACTCAGCAGAACTTTGTTTATTGTCACTCTGGTAGTGCTAATACCTTAGAGCGTTTTACTGTTGACGGTTCAGGTAACACGTCTATCATAAGTGACAGAACTCCGTCAACTTTAGTTAATTCTGATTTGAACCAATGGATGTTTGACTATCAATACGATTCGTCAAGCAGTTTTAACGCTGTTGTCGCCCACGTTTCACCTAATCTTAGCTGCATATGTAACGATGCCGGCGGTCAAATATTCATTGGAGATGTGTTAGACACGAATCCTTTAGTAGAAATAACATTACCTGCTAGCGCAAACGCTACCGGAGGAATAGTTGTTCTTCATCCGTATTTGTTTTACTATGGGACTGATGGTATTATTGGTCATTCTGTTGCCGGAGATCCTACAGATCTTACGGGTTCAGGTTCCAATATTTCTAGACCGTGGGGGCAAAAAATAGTTAAAGGTATGCCGTTACGAGCTGGTGCGGGTTCTGCTCCTGCTGGTTTATTTTGGGCATACGACGCTGTGATTCGTGCTACGTTTACCGGCGGCGCAACCACTTTCCAATATGACGTTATAGCCACTGAGACTTCTATAATGTCTGAAAACTGTGTCGTAGATTACGATGGAGTTTTCTTTTGGGCGGGTATGGATCGCTTCTTAATGTTTAACGGTGTCGTGCGAGAGGTTCCTAACCAGATGAACCTCAATTACTTTTACGACGGTTTAAACACAACTCAAAGGTCTAAAGTATTTGCTTTTAAAGTACCACATTTTGGTGAAATCTGGTGGTGTTACCCTAGAGGAGACGCTACAGAATGTACTCATGCAGTTATTTTTAACGTTAGAGAAAACAGCTGGTACGACACAGAACTACCTAATTTAGGACGTAGCGCAGGTGTTTATAACAACTCTTTGATGTCCCCGCTTTTAACCGGAGTGGTTCCTACTACAGAAGGTTATCATGTTTGGATACATGAACGTGGTACTAATGAAATTAACGGACAGGTTATAAACCCTATAGCGTCTTATTTTGAAACAGCAGATTTGTCTCAGCTCGTACAAGGTAGAAATGTTTACACTCGGGTGACAAGTATAGAACCTGACTTCATTCAGTCTGGTCCGATGACAGTTCAGATAACGGGTAGAGCAAATGCTCGTGCTCCTGAAGTCTATAGTTCTGTATTTAGTTTCCCTGAGCAAGCAGATTTACCTTTTGAACAGGTCGTAATGTTAAAAGAGCAACGTAGAGAGTTAAGAGCTAGGTTCACCTCTAGTGCGGTTAATGGTGATTATCAAATGGGTCAAATCATTGGCCATGTAAGTACCGGCGATGGAACAATGCTAGGATGACGACTATAACTAGACCTACATATATGTCTTTAAACGACTGGGCTGACCAGATCGTTTTAGATCTTGATTCTTATGGTTCGTTTGGTCGTCTTGACGATGTTACGCAATGGCAAAACTGGGCTGTCCAGTTTTTAAACAATACTGACATCGGTAGAAACCCACCAAACCCGTACCAGTATGACAACTGGTTAGACTGGGCAGAGCGTCTCTGCCAGTGTTTAACATGATGAGATTCATCGGCTTTAACCGAGAGGAAGAAGCTGAAAAATGGGTAAAAGAACGTGTAGGTGCTCTAAACATAACAGGGTTTTGCAGAGTTATGTCTGTGGTAGATGAAAACAATGAATTTACATGCGCTGTTGTTTTTACAAATTTTTCATCTAGGAACGTAGACATAAACATTGCTTTAAAACCTAAAGGGTTTGATTCACCGAAAGAAGTTTTAACATTGTTTAATGCTGTTTTTAGCTACACGTTTGACCAGCTTGGGGCTGCTAGAGTAACTGGTCTAATTAGAGGTAAAAACGAAGCTTCAAAGAATTTTGTAGAACATTTAGGTTTCAAACTAGAAGGTATAATGCGTAAATCTTTCGCAGATGATGATCTACACATATACGGCTTTTTAGCAGAAGAATATTACACACACGCATGGCGTAGAGGTAAGTTATGAATGAGAATACTATGATGGATCCTATGCAAATGGCTCCTGCTGAACCTCCTCCTGCAGATATGCAAGGTGGTGAGCGTCCTGCTTTGAATAAACAAGCTATTTTAGACATCGCAAACCGAGACCCAAGGTTCCAGCAAGCGATTGACATGATTGAACAACAAATCTCCGGTATGCCCATCATGGCTGGAGACGTTCAAGAAATCATTAAAATGCTAGAGTATGTTCTTCAACATCCTGAAAACTACGAACAGGTCAGAGCTGCGGCTATTAAAGACGGTGTAGTCACAGAAGATCAAGCTCCTCCTCAGTTTGACCAAGTGTTCGTTATATCTCTGCTAGTTGCTCTTTACGGTGTGGAAGAACGACTCACTAAACAAGGTTTCGCTCGCGGTGGTTTGGCTGTTGCTAGGAGCTTAGCTAACCAAGGTCGCGGTGGCGACACAATGTTAGCTCATATCAACCCTAGAGAAGCTGAAGTATTACGTAGAATGGGTGGTTCAGGGACAATCAACCCTAACACCGGACTACGTGAATTTAAAGGCGGCGGTCTTTTAGGTGCTATTTTACCTATCGCTTTAAGCGTAATCGCCCCAGGACTTGGAACAATTATCGGAACTAGTTTAGGTGCTACAGGTGTAGGCGCATCTATGTTAGGTAGTGCTATCATAGGTGGAGCCTCCTCTGCTCTAACTGGCGGTAACGTGCTACAAGGTGCGCTTATGGGCGGCTTAGGTGGCGGTTTAGGTGGTGTTGTAGGAAACGCTGCTAACAGTACTTTAGGTTTAGGTTTAGGAAAAGCCGGTGAATCTATTCTCGGTAGCGGTTTAGTTGGCGGTGTCGCCGGCATGGCTACAGGTAAAGGTTTCTTAGGCGGTGCTACGCAAGGAGCACTTGGCGGAGCTATAGGAAATGCTGTAGGTACTGGTAGCGGGTTTGGAGGAGCTGCGGGTAGGAGTTTCGGTAACGCTTTAACCGTAGGTTACGACCCTAAAGCGGCAGCATTGACAGCTTTAGCTGCTGGAGGAACTCAATACACCTCAAACGCTTTGAGCGGCACTCCGGATTCGTCATTAGGCTTGAAAATGAAACCGGCTGACATGACTGTTGACGGGTTAAAAACTTCTCTTTCTACGGTTGGTTCTGAAGTACCTACAGGGCTTTATCAAAATCCGTATAGCGACACCGGTGGTTTAAAATACGTTGACACAGGAACTCAAAACGCAAATTATAGTCTAGGTAGTCCTTCTGCCGCATCTGATACTGTTAGGTCAATGTCAGGTAATTTCAGTACTGTTCCGTCAAACGGAGGTATTTCAAATAATCTGATGGCTCCGGCGGGTTATAATAATCCGATAGGTGCTTCTATAGGTACTCAAACAGCTGGAGGCGGGGGAGGCTTGAGCGGGTTTGGTGGTGCTGGAAACTTAGCAACTATGGCTCTTTTAGCCTCATCAATGCAAAGACCACCTGATGCCCAAAAAGCTATAAGCGGTATGTCACCTAGTCAGCAAGAGTATTTTAACAGACCTTCTGTGCAATGGGACTGGGCAAGAATGCAGCAAGATGCAAACAGAGCTAATCAAAGTTTAGATTCTTACATGGCTACGAATTGGAATAAAATTACTTCTGGAACTTATAATACGCCTGTTCATAAATTAGCTCAAGGTGGTCCTCTTTCTATGATAGGTAGGTTTGCACAGGGTGCGGGTTCTGGTCGAGAAGACACCATTGATGCAAAGCTTTCAGACGGAGAATATGTTATGGATGCTGAAACAGTAGCGTTGTTAGGAGACGGTTCTAACAAAGAAGGTGCTCTACGTTTAGATGCGATGCGCCAACAGTTACGTAAACAAAAAGGTAAAGAAATGGCCAAAGGTAAGTTTAGCCCGAATGCTAAATCACCATTACAGTATTTGAAGGGAGCAGCATAATGGCTACTACTGTAAACCAAATGAGCGGTGCGTCTTACAGTGCTCCAAAAACAACTGCAGCTCCAGCACCGGCGGCTGCGGCTAAACCTTCAACTAGCACTAGTCTTTTTCAAGGTGCTCCGCAAACCGCTACGTCTTACGTTACAACTACTTCAGAGACTCCGAAGTGGATGCAAGACGCCATTTATACTCAGATTCAAATGGCTAGCAATCTTGCTAGTAAACCGTATCAAGAGTATAATGCTCCCCGTGTTGCTGAGCTTTCTCCGTTACAGCAACAGGCTTATAAAAACGTAGCTAATAATCAAGGTTTTTGGCAGTCAGGTATCGATGCTGCGCAAACAGACATGTACGGCTACGCTGGAAAAGGTACGTCAGACCAGTTGAACACTGCGCAAGACAGGTATTTAAACCCTAGTCTTGTAGGTAGCAATCTAACTGCTGGACAAGATTATTACAACAGAGCCGGTCAGCAAGATATAACAGGTGCCGCTCAACCTTACTTAGCTCAGGCGGGGCAACAAAGTATAACGGGCGCAGCGGATCCTTATCTTCAAACAGCTGCCCAGTCTTCTGCTGCTAATATTAACCAGTACATGTCGCCTTATCAGCAGAACGTCATGGACGTTATGGCTAGACAAGGTGCCCGTAATCTGTCTGAAAACCTTCTGCCAGGAGTTTCAGACGCATTTATACGCGCTGGTCAGTTCGGTAGCGGTCGTATGGGTGAGTTCGGATCTCGTGCTTTAAGGGATACTCAAGAAGGTATTTTAAATCAACAAGCTCAGTTAGCTAATCAAGGTTACGGACAGGCTTTGTCTGCGTCTCAAGCTGACCTCGCTAGACAGGCTCAGTTAGCTAGCACGGCTGGGCAGCTCACTGGGCAACAACAGCAGAATCTAACTAATTTAGGCCAAACTGCTGGTCAATTGACTTCTCAACAACAGCAGAATTTAGCTAACCTCGGGCAGATGCAAACAGGAGCTGGACAAGCTCAACAACAGTTTGGTTTAAGTGCTGCTCAGGCGGCTCAACAAGCTCAAGCGGCAGATTACCAGCGTCAGATGGGTGCGTTAGGTAGTTATGCGCAGATGCAACAGCAAGAACAAGCTATGCGTAATACCGATGTCGCATCTTTGGAAGCTGCTGGTCAGGCTCAACAAAGGCAACAACAAGCTACTCTTGATGCGGCTTACCAACAGTTTGTTGATAAACGTGATTATCCGAAACAACAGGCAGATTGGCTCAGTACGCAGGTTCGCGGTATGGCTCCGATTACTCCTACTTCACAAACTCAGTCAGGAAGCACTACTGGAGCGTCGTATTCTCCTTCTCCGTTGTCTCAACTGGCAACTGCTTACTACACTGGCAAAGCTCTGACAAGTATTTAAGGAATAAAAATGGGATACGAACTTGATCAATTGATGAGGCAGTACGGTATTAGCACTCCTACGTTAGCTAATTATTCTGGTGCTGAAGATCCTGGCGAGGCTCCTGTTAAGCCTTCTGAGCTAACTAAACCTGTAGCTCCCGTAGCATTTACACAAGTTGCTCCAAAAGCATACGTTGCTCCAGTTAAACCTGTAGCTCCTAAGCCTCTTGGGTCAAAAGCTACTCAGGCTCAAAAAGACGCTTACAACTTAGCCGATACTAATTATCAAGTAGCTCTGTATGATTATCAACAAGCTACACCAGAAGTCATAGCTGCTAATCAGCTTAAATACCAAGATGATTTGGCGGCATACAACCAAGCTAAAAGCCAATACGGGACGGATTTAGCTGCGTATAACGCTGCGGTTAAAAACTATCCGACTGTAGCTAAGCAATATCAAACAGATTTAGCGGCTTATAATTTTGCTCAGCCTAAATATGAAGATTTGTTAAACAAATACAATACAGATCAAACTACGTACAAAGACTACGTAAACAACTACTATGGGGCGATGTCTAACCCAAATAATAACATGTATAACCAAGCTCAGTATTATACTGGGCAAGGGCAGTTTAGCAAACCTGAAGTACAACCTGTAAACTCGCCTACATACACTTACGGTTCTTGGGGTTACGGACCAAATGGAGAACCGTTAACTATGGTTGGTGGCGTTCGCGGATACTACACTGATAAACCTACCACAGTGCCTGCATCAGCCGTTCCGTTGGGCACTGGAGCACTTGGTCTTATTAAACAATATACTGACGCTAATCCTGGTCAAAAGTTTGTAGGGTTTGCTCATGGTGGTCCCGTTAAAACTCATTTTTACACGGGTGGAGAAAACGATCTTGACGGAATGCAGCTTGCTGGAGTAGATTTCCAAGGTAAGTATTGGCCAGATGCTTCTATGGTTAACGTAGATAGACCTATAATTACCGAGACTTCTCCTACGCATACAGACATACGGGCAGAAAAAGTAGATTTTGATAATTATCCTCGTCCTCCACAGATGGTGAGTCCGGTAGAAGATATACCTATGCTTCCTGACAACAAAGTTATGGAAGAACAAACTCTTCCTAAACAAGACATGCTCAGCGCAATGTTAGCAAGATATTCTACTGGAGACACAGACTACGCTACAGAAATTAAAGCGGCTAACAAAAGAGCATCTGATGAAGCAACTGCTTTTCAAAACATGATAACCAATGCTATGAAAGGCGGTGACGAAGCACCTAGCAAAGCTGAAATGTATTTCAGACTCGCATCTGCTTTCGGCAAACCTACTAAAACAGGTCAGTTCACCGAGAACGTATCTGAAGCCGGTAATGTGATGGCTGATATTGAGAAAGAAAAACGTCTAACCAATACTCAAAAGAGAACTTTGGGTTTACAGTTAGGTATTGAAGGTCAGAAGTTGAAGATGCAAACCGCTAAAGATGAGGTTGCTTCTTTACGTGCGCTGGCTGGTGAACAAAGCAAAGACAAACGAGCTATCGCCGTTGAGATGATGAAAGAATACGTCAAATCAGGCGAACCGCAGTCTACTGCTGGTAAACAAGCTAGGGACGAAGGTTTAACTCCTGGCACTCCTGAGTTCCAGAAACGTGTAGAAAAGATCGCTGATCTTAATATCGAAAAACAAATGGCTGGCATAACCGCTGCTTTAGCTGGTATGACTACAGCGCAAGCCAACTTAGCTCTTTCTCAAGGTAAGTTTAATTTAGAGCAAGCGAAGTTTGAGAATGTTAAAAACCAACAGGGTAAATTGACTCCTGTAGAAGTTAAAATGAAGTCTGAAACAGAAGACGCTTTAGCCGCTACAGACGCAGCAATGGCTAGCTTGAAAAAAGCGTATGCTTTAAATCCAAATACGTTTGATTCTTCTTTTGTAGATAAAGCTCAACGTAAACTTCTTGAAGAAACGGGTTCTAAAGATCCAAAAGTTTTAGCTACTAGAGAACAAGAAAATTTGTTAGCTAAACAAGTTTTAAGCTCCCTGAAATCAGCTTTTGGAGGCAACCCAACAGAAGGCGAACGTGCTATACTTTTAAGCGTACAAGGTATTGGAGCTAAGAGTAAAGAAGAACGAGCCTTCATTTTGAAAGACGCTTACAAAGCTTTAGAAGCTACTCGCCAACGTCATAACAAACGACTTAACGAAGTTAACCAAGGTTTATATCGTGAAACTACACCTGCTCCTGCGGGAGGTATAGAATAATGGCTACTAAGAACTACGGCACAAACCTTGCCCGAGCTGCAATTGGGCAGGGTTTAGGTATGGGTTGGGGTGATGAAGCTGAAGCATGGCTACGTGCTAAATCAGGTGATGGTGATTACCAACAGAACCTGAATAAAATACGTAAAGAATACGGTCAATTTTCTAAAGAAAACCCATATGTTAGCGGAGCTGCCGAATTCGGCGGCGGCTTTCTTCCTGGGGTTGCTGCTATGTTCGTTCCTGGTGGGCAAGCTGCCGGTGCTGCTCAAGTTCAACGCTCTACTCTTAATGCGCTTGCTAGGCTGGCTGCTACCGGCGGTGTAACAGGTGCTATATCAGGTGCTGGTTCTGCTGAAGAAGACCGTGGTGCTGGAGCTGTTACAGGTGGTGTTATAGGTACTACTTTAGGTGGTACTTTACCTATAGCAATGCGAACAGGTAAAGGTCTTTATAATTGGGCTAAAGAAAGAATACGTCCAACTGACGCATTAACTGAGCAACGAGCTTTGCAAAAGTTTACCGAAGCTTTGTCTGATTCAGGAATGTCTCCAAATGATATTAAACGTATCATGCAGCGGGATAGAGCTTTAAACGTACCTTCTAAAGTTGCTAATGTCGGGGAAGCGGTTACAGACTTAGCAGAAGCAGTTGCTCAGCGTAGCGGTAAAGCGGCTCGTAAGATTGAAAAAGGTTTAACTCAGCAAAAAGCAGGAATTAGAGAGCGTACATATAGTCAGGCTTCAAAAGGTTTAAAACCAGGAGATTATTATGCTGACGAACAAAGAATGGTTGGCGAACTTCGTAAAAAAGCTGACACTCTTTACGACCAAGCTTACGAATACGGTACGGTCGATGATCCAGTCATTAACGAGGTCTTAAAATCACCTGCTTTTAAAAACTTCTTTGATAAAGCTAAAGAGATCGCAGATGCGGAAGCTTTAGCTGCTAAGGTTAGAGGTGAAGACCCGTCTAAATACGAACTGCAAAATCTGTACAAAGTTATCAGGGATGATAAACTAAACCCTATAGGTGTTGAAGTTACACAGTTGCCAGACGTTCGTACTTTAGACTACATTAAACGGGGTATTGATGCTAGCATCGATGCCGGTTATAAAAGCGCTAAAGGTATGTCAACAGCAGAAGCTACAGCTTTAAAACAGCTGCGTAAAGGATTTGTTGACCGACTTGACAACATTGTACCTGATTACAAAACAGCTCGTGGTTCTTACGCTGGCGACATGGAAGTCATAGATGCTATGCGTAAAGGTATGGATGATTTTGGCGGTATGGATCATGAACAAGTAGTTAGTTTAGTAAAAAACATGAGTGATGCTGAAAAGCATGCGTTCCGTACAGGCGTTGCTAGAGACCTTTATAGCCGTGTTATGAATCCTTCAACAAACTTTAATGCTGCCCAACGTATCATCGGCGGTATTGAAATGCAAGACAAATTGAAACCTTTGTTTGACAGCCCAAAACAGTTTAGAGTGTTTAAAAATGCTTTAGAGCGTGAATCTCAATTGTTCCATCAAGCTAATACTATTCTATCGAACTCTCGTACTGCAAAGCGTACAGAGATGGGTAAAAAGCTTGAAGAAGGTAATGAGATAGGTGGAGCAATTGCTGATGCAGTTACCGGCGGTTTCTGGAATTCTTTGACAAAAACGGCTTTGACAGGTCTACGTAAAACGCAAATGACAGATGCTACTGCTGATAAATTAGCAGATATGTTGATGGCTAGCGACCCTAAACAAGTAGCGGCAGCTGTTAAAGCTTTAGAGAACCATGCTGCTCAAGCCGGTCCAAAAGCTCTCAAAGCTTCAGCTATAGAAAGAGGAACAGTGACAGGAACCTCAAGCGCAATATTCCCGTCACCGTCAGATCAAGAAACACCTAAACCTATAGAAAACGATATTGAATCTGATATCGCATCACCTAGTGGTGGACCAAGTATAGAAGATGACATACGAGCTGAAGAAGCTAACCAAAAATAGCTTTCTCCTCACGTAAGTGGGTTTACCCCGATTAATTTCGGGGTTCTTTTTCTTCTAACGGCATTTCTGGTTTAGGAATAGGTTTAGCAAATAGCCATCTATCACCTAAAATCATAATAGATTTAACCCATTTTTCACGATTAGCTAGATTAATTTCATCAGTAGCGTATTCACTGTTGAACAGTTCTTCACTGCGGATTACAAGCTCTTTTGTAGTAACATGAGGAACCTTTTTAGGCTTCTCAAATATCTTACGAGTTTCTACGTTTCTTGCGGTTTTTACGTTAAGCATGATTCACCTCATATAACCAGCGTGCCATTAATAGAGCTTCTGCTCTGTCGGTATGCTTCTTTAGATGGATAGGTGCGTTAGGAAACAGCTTTACGGCTAACGCTCTCGATAGATCTTTGTCGCTTGTCAATTTAAAATGCTTTTTCCAAGTGACGGGTGTTACCACGTGCATCTCATAACTACACGCTGCTATAGCTGATCTGGCGCAGCCGAAACTGTCACCTAGACTGAAAACACTTGATACTCCTTGACCTGGCATAGCATTCACACGCTCTAAAGCTGCCGCACATTTATCGTCAGCTGGAACATGCTGTCTGAGTAGCCGAATCAACCCTGCAGGATCAACTTCCCTTTTAACTGTACCCGTACCTTTGATTATAATCGGCATGTCTTCTACGGCTAAGAAAGCGCCATCAGAGAGGAATGCTATAGCGCCATCTAATCCTGGGTCAATGCCGACTGTTATCATAATGCCTCGTAATGTTCACATGCGGCTCTTTGCTGATCTTGGGTTAGTACTGTTTCGTCTCTGAGACATGTCCAACTGCCGTTTTGAGTAGCTGCAGAGTTAACGCAAGAACGACATGTTTTTAACGGCTTTTCTTGTTTCAAGCAAACAGCTTTTTGGTCACAAAATTTACAACCGAAAGATGAAGCATCGTCACTTATACCGGCGGGGCGCATTCTAGCTTCTACAAGCTTGATTACTTTTGTAGCTAACTTCTTCTGCTCAGCACGATCTTCCCTGATACGCTCTACGTAAAACTGTTCATTATCTTTGCAAACAGCTACATACATACCTCGGTTTAGACCCATGAGCGCCATACTGTACTGCATCTGGGCATAATGCGTTGGCTTTGAGTCTTGAACACCTTTTTTGTTTAACCCGTTGAAACTGTCTTTATTGTGAGTTTTAACTTCCAACAGATGCGCCGTGTTTTCGCTTTCCGGCACTCCCTTCATTATACCGTCAACTTTAGTTACAAAATGCCCTGTGTCATCTTTAAACTCAAACTGTTTTCCATCATCGTCTTTTGCCCAAATCTGAAAACCAGCACGGCGTAAATCATTGACGATTCTATCTTCTTGAAGATGCCCTGTTTCAAACAATCTCAGTATTCTACCGTCAAATGACGAAGAAGTAAATGAACGCCAGCTAAACCAAATTTTACGTATGCAATCTTCGCCTATGAAAGATGCGCCGAGACGACCGAGGTATAAATCAGAATTAGATTTTTCTTGTTTTATGCTCTCATAAATTCTATCTATTACGACCTGCTCTGGGCGAGGTGGTAAGGCTACCATAAGTTCTCCTGTTATGTAGATGTGGGGTCACTAAAGAAGGAAACTGCCTAACGATATACTTTAGCCCCCACTGCCGGTGTTTTACACCACCTCCGGCTGGGTGTCGTTGCTACATTAATCCCAAGGATTGCCTGTTTTAGCTGCTGCCGGAGCTGGTTTGGGTGCTGCTTTTGGGGCAGCTTTTGGAGCAGACTCAGCAGCGCCAGACAAGAAAACTTTAATGCGGTTACTGTCAGAATAACCACCAGTACCTTTTTCAATCGCCACGACTGCTGAGAACGGTTTATCCAAAAGCTTGTCAGTGTCTTCAGCATCCGCTTTACCGCAAGCTGAAGCCCATGCAATGAGCTGTTGTCGCCCAATGTTCTGAGCTTTTTCACTAGGGTTATTATGATTAAAGTTTTGCCAAATCAAGCGACCAGCATAGTCACCTTTAGCTACTTCAAACTTAACCTTAATGTAAGATCCATCACCTTTGCTCGTAGCTTTTTCTTCAGCATCCACAGCTTTGAGAGTATATTCCCCCTCAGGAATAGGATCATAAGAAACAGGAGCCGAAACTTCTACAGCGGATACATCAAAACCAAATTTAGCCATGGTAATCTCCTTAGTTGGCAATAGGAATAAGTTTAGCGACATTTTCGATAGTCATCTCGACTTCGTCTGGGCATGCGTAACGATTCTTTGCAGCATACGCCGGATTCTCAACGAAATGTAATAATCGCTCACCAGTTGTGACACCACGATTCTTCGTATTGTTGAATCCGGTGTCTGCTTTACGGATGATGACTTTGAAAGCAGCAAAAGCTAACACGTCTGCCCATTCCATCAATAACGCATTGCAACGGTTAGGTAACTTAGGTTGATACCGATCATACGGTTCAGTCCGCGGATCTTCAAAACGTATAACGGCTGAGTGTGCAATCAACACAACATTCATATTACGTTTTGTGCGCAACACGTCTAAACCTTGCAGAATTTCACGGAACTCTTCAGCTACTAGCATCTGACCTTTACCGTAAGCTAGATCTTTAGCCTCATGAGAGCTTTCTACGTTCTGCGTGATCAATGGCTCAACTAGCCAATCAACCGAGTCAATTACAACTGTCTTGTACTCGTGATCTTCTTTAATAAGCGTTTTAATGCTCTCAACCACATCGGTGACTGAGGCAGCTCTAGGGAAGCTGACCACGTCCAAAGAATCTAAACCGTCTTCAGTGCTTATGAAGATTGGTTTAGGAAACTGACTCGCCAATGTTGATTTACCGATACCGTGTCCTCCGTAGATACAAATACGAGGGGGTATTTCCTGCTTGCCTTTTCTAAGGCTCTTTTGCCAGTCTGACATTTTGTTTCTCCTTTCTGAAGATTGGCGGTTTGTCGTCCGCACTTATAAAACCTGAAACTCATCGTTGAAAAGTATACCGAAGTCCCAACGCTGAGTTGTATATTGAAATTGATTCCTATCCCAGCTTAGTACGTTTACCAGTGAGTGGTATTCCGTTATTACGGACATAGCTACTGCACAAAGCGTAGGATCACCGACTATCAAAAGATAATCTCCTGACTGCCAGTCTTTGAGTTCCCTACGAGCTTTATTCAATAACTGATGAGTATCGTAAGGCTTACGAGGATTAGCAAATATAGCACGTAACTTCCCATATTTTTTAGCGTCTGATAAATCTTTGTTATTGTCAACTTGTACAACGTACACTGTTCTTTCGTTACCCTGTTCCATTTTTCTTCTTCCTAGGCTGTTTTGGTGGAGGAGCAACCAAAGCCAACTGCTCCGCTGTTAAATAATCCTTGCAACCTACTGCTATAGCTATCTTAATTGCTTCTTTGATATACCAGTCATAGTCTAAATCTTTAGGGTGTATGACTTTGTCTTTTAAAATCATGCACGCTTTCGCACCATCCGTCTTTGGTACTTTGTTTCCGTTGGAAACATATCTAATAGGATCCACTTCACCATCACTAGATTGGTACCAACGAACGACTTTGCCAAGGAATTTGCCAAACTGCTCACCCCCTCCAGTGACATTCCTAGCCGAGATAAAATCTTGAAACGGTGCATTGCGTATAGTCTCCTCAAATGGCGTACCGACCGCGAGCCACTGACCGACTGCGTCTGAAGCGACCTGCGCTGTGGGGTTCTTCCGCAACGATAACGGCGCATATATACCTTTTACTTTTAGACTGCGATCTGGCTTGATTGCTATGTAGTTGTTTACGTCTTTCATAGCTAACGCTCTATATGGCGTAAATTCAAACTCAAACCGCGATATTTCACTAAACTTAGCCACAACCTTCTGAACGGTCTCGTGCAGCGATTTCGAGTAGCGAATCGCTATGCCGTCGGTGTTAGCGGATAAAGTTACCGCACCGGCTTTCTCCAACCATTCAATCAACATTAAAAGTGTAAACTGGCCAGTTAGCGTTACCGCTAACATCAGATCGGGGGAATAAAGAACTGAATATTTGCTGGCCAGTTTACCGAAAGTGCCATTTAACGAAATCTTTAGAGTTTCGTTAATTACTTTGTCTCCGGTTCGCTTTGCTTCGAGTCGTTTGTTATAAATATTTCTGTACTCATCGATAAACGGTTTCCCGAGCGACTTGGGGATAAAACCACATTCAAGGATAATCGAGGGGTAAAACGAGGCAGCATCGATGTCGCAGATGATGTCGTCACCAGCGACGTAGCAGATTGATTTGTCGTGTACACTATGTATTCCTCCTACTCCAAGTTGATATTCACCTACGCCGAATTTTATTGTAGTTCCACCCAAAAAATCTGGCAGTATGACGTGCCCTGTGTTTTTATTCATATCAAACACATGCACAGAAACCTTATCCAACAAACCTTGTAACTCGGTATCTATGAACTTGAGAAACTGAGGAGGTACGTATGTTACGGTGTCTGGTACTTCATTATCTCTACGCTCAAGCTTCATAGACGTTACGTAAGCTTGTTCAGCCATCTGTGAATCAGACTTACTACGCATGTCAGTTTTGTACTGCTTTGACATGTCTACTCTGAGCATGATTTCTTTTTCAAGCTGGCGTAGCAACTCTTGCGTAGTATCAACGTCATTATGACAATATTCAAGCACCAGCGGTTCCTGCTCAAGCGTAATATGAGCATCATGAGCTATCGGCATGTCTTGCAGTATAGGCATGTGCATACGCGCTCCGTAAGCTTTTAAACCTACGAACGACGGAGCCACTTCAATAATGTCTATAGTGTCTATCATTACGTCCCTGAGACTGAACTTACGCATTGCCTGCCAGTGTGCTACACGATTCACAATCAAATCGTCAGCTATACGTTTAATTTCTAACGAAGTGCGTCCGGCACAAAATGCAGCAACCACTACGTTGTCAAACGAGCGGTTATTGAAACCTACAAACGTAGAGTCAGGTTGCTGAACAAATTTCAACAGTCTCTGCGCTGAGTCTTCCTCATGCTGCCAGAGATCAAACCACTCGCCTGTATCTACGTTTTTAGCGCAGAACAAAGTACGATTCGGTAATGTCTCAGTATCAAACACAAACGTAGCCATTAGTCCTGATTAATGTAATTTCTAGTAGGTTCGGAACCATCGTCAGGCGGCGTGTTGATGATCTCAATATACTTCTCAAGGAAGTGTTGAGCTTTCAACAAATCAGCCATACCGTTCTTATTTTTCCAACGGGTGACGTACTTAGTAATTTGACCTTGAAAATAATCAAGATCGTTAGCTACCACGTAGTCCCAGTGCTGAATACCTGAGCGGTAATGCGTACCTGCAACCTGCTTGTCATTTGCACTCATCTGCCATCTCCTTAATTAGATTAAACAATTCTTTTTCACGTCCGTAAAGCATCATCTCTTCAGCATACGCGATATAACGATTGAAAATGCTTCTCATGTTACTATTACCTAGAGACATTTCTTTCACGCAGAACAACGCACCTTGTGCCACGTCTGCTAATTTTAAAATTCTTGCGTCGTCAGGATGAAGTTGAGGCATAGCTATACCAGCTTCTTTGAGTAACTTTTCTTCAAGCTGGCTAACCTGATCACCGATGCCGTATTTATGCTTAGCAGGTGAAGGTATATCACCCGTCTGATGCTCAGCTAAATCGTGGAAAAGAGCAGCGTGTATTAACCCCCGACTCGGGTTAAGGTCAAGAAGCATACACAGCAAAGCAACACCATGCGAATGATGACCAACGGTCTCAGTCATGAGCGTAGTCACCGTGTGGTATCGCTTTACAGCAGCACCGGCTAAAATGAATTCAAGGGTGGTTTTCATGCGCTCTCCAGTTATGAGTTATACGAAGAATTATAGGTTAAAAATAACATTGGTTGATTGTATTTTCAAATCAAGATTAAACTTTTGATTGCTTTTTAGCTTCTCTATTATTGATCCATTGAAGCGTAGCGTTTTTCCAATCAGGTGCTTTTATCTTTGAAGCGTAACCTCTTCCGTCTGTAACTTTACCTTTACGCATCGCGCTGACTGTAGCCATAGGTACAGCTACACCTTGAAAGAACGGGTGGCGGTAAACAATTTTATCGTTGAAAGGTTTCGTGCAAAACTCTTCTGCGTCCCATAAAAAGCTCTGGTAATGACCGTCCAACATGAGCGGCAAAGGTTTAACTAGGTAGTTGCTATAGTGATCATATATGTGTGCGTTCGGAGGAGAGTTCACGTATTTCTCAGCATCATACAGTTCCGTATACAAATGTAAATTATTGCTAATTTGACGGTACACGCCAACCTGCATACCTACGGAAGTAGCTACGAACTCTTGTAACACGCTGAAGTGTACAGCATTAGCGCCATACGCTCCCCACCAGATATCGTTAGACCTATTGAACACAGTCATGTCTAAAAAGAAACCTCCGCGAATACTGAACACAACCTGCGTATTGCAAGCTTTGTCTTTAGTTTCCTTCGTTAAATCTTTATCGTCCCACATCTGAATCACAGCTTGTCGAGATTTAGGGTCTTTACGTAAAAGGTTTATAACTTCGATGAGTTGATCATGTCCAAAATGTTTACGCCAGCGGTGTCCGTAGGCAGCGTTAAACACTTTTCCGTCGTCGCTGTACTGCCCGATCGTACGATTAAATTGTTCCAAGAATGCAACATCATTGCGTCCTGCAAGCATCCATATCGCTTCCATGAGGTGAAAAATAGGATTGGCGTCTCGTCCGGCATGGAATAATACCCTCTCTGTTGGTCGTAGATACGTTGTAATCACAGGCTCTGGAAACACTAACGCTGGTCCGTTTCTAGTTTGTTCAGGTTGTAAGTTAGCTGCTTTAAGCTTCCAGAATACTTCAGAAAAAGCTTGGTTGACGTTGCGTACAGTTATTTCCATTTAGAACTCCATTTCAGGCTTATATAATGTTTTAGGTACACCTTCGTTTAACACAACTCGGCAATACTTACCGTACTCACACATCACGTTCTGTACATCGTGTAAAGTTAAATCAGTTATGCGTAATTCTTCTGCTATGTTTTTATTTATGTCGTACAGTATCTGGTTGAAATCATCTTGCTGCCAACCAGCAAAAGGTTTTCTATTCTGTAAATAGTTTAACCCTCGCATACTACCTGGTCCCATCGGCGCAAAGGTATATAAGTCTTCCGCATCGTCAAGATGACCTCTGGCGTACGATAAATCTGCCGCGACCTGCCCTGCCATGAAGGTGCTAATTCCATAGCATTTAGATAACGTATCGACAAAGCTTTGAACCGACTTATTCTCATCCTTCCTCCACAAAGAGAAATATATTTCTGCTGATGCCTCGATAGCAGCGCCGATAATATGTTTCGAAAGTGAATACGATTTGCATTTACCGATATCCAACTTGGTCGGGTAAACCATATACGCTCCCCCGTAAACTTTCGTCGATTCTTTTTTGAAGCTCTCAATAGTTTTAGAGAACGCTTTACCGTCGAAATCCTCTGGGGGGCATGGAATAATATCTTCATAGAGCAACCTTTCAAGAGTCGGTGGCCAGTTGACTAACCTCGCGATTAGCAAAGAGAACCAAAGGTTTTTATCTTTCAGGTTTAGATTGATTATTTCTTTTATGATCCACTTTGATACTCTGTCGTCTTTACGGTGTATGTTAGTAAACTTATATTTTTCAAACACGGGATCATTAGTCCATGGCTTTTCACCACCTCGCTCTTTCACGATCCTTACGACTTCTCTCTCCCACACGAAGTAAAGCAGTGACTCCATCGTGCAAACATTTTCAGCAGTCGGTCTAGGGTACGGGCAGGTCTCAACCATTTTCAGCCTCTTTAAAGTATCCTACTACTCCAGTTATAGGGTCTTGCCAATCTAGCCATCTAACGTCATAACCACCGGCAGCGGTTAAGAGTTCTGCGCTACGATGACATTGTTTATACGCCATACGCATCGTTTTCTCAGGATCAAATTCTTTGTCATTACCGGCTGCTAAGCGGCGGTTCAATACTCTATCTAAACATACGTCCCATGGTGTATCTAAAAATGCAAATATACCGTTATGGTCTCTTATGATAGGCGCTGTGTGTCCTTTGTCGCTAGACTTAGACATCAACAAACCTTCCACAATCACGTGTCCGTAAGGTAAAGCTTGTACGATACGCTCTGCAATTTCTTCCTGAGTCTTTATTCCGTCAGCTCCGCCGCAAGTGTTCTCATAACTACCTACGATAAATACGGGAGCTTGAATACCCCAGCCAGACGCATCTACTTTGTACCCGACAGGTTTATCCGGTCTACCGCCTAAAGACTGCGTAGGTAGTTTGTCTAAAAACCTACGCACGATCGTAGTCTTGCCCGAACCGTTACAGCCACGAATATTGACTAATTGATGTCTCATAAGAAATGTTCTCCTCTGTACGGAAAACCCGTCTCAGGGAATATAGCAGCTTTTTGTTTCAGCGTCAACTTGTCAGTTCCGCATTCCTGACGCAACCAGTCAGGTAACTTAGCGGCTCGCATCTCTTTAAAAATGTCACAGTTTATACCGCGAGATTCTGCCCACTCAATACGCTCCCATGCCATGTCAGCGTACACACCAGGATACCGACGACCGAAGAAATGATTCTTAAACGTACACAGGTTAGACTCGAAAGTAAACTTGCTCACACCCCAGTGCGGGTATTTCTTTGTGTAAAACTTTTCTAAATACTCGTCAGCTTGTACGCTCAACCAGCTACATATCTTTTTAAAGTCTGTGTAATTACCATCCTGCCCGTTCGGTAGTCTTTTGTCCCATACTAAATCATCTTGACCCAGCAGAAAGAACATACCGTTACGGTGCGACTTGCTACCTGATTTGTCTTCAAACAAAAGGTCTTTACAGTCTGCACCGAACCCGTTTAAGTGTACGTACTCAAGGTAACTGAAAGACGACAGTCTGCCAAAAGAATGGTAATGGTTACGTACTATGTTCCACAAAGTAGCGTAGTCTTTGTCGAGTAGCATTTTACTTTGTGAGCCGAACTGTTTAACCAGCTCTGCGTAAACTTTTATCGCCTGTATTGTATCTCGCTTCTGATACCGGCGGTCTGTGTCAAACTGCAGGGTGTCCCAGTTATCGTTGAACCATGTGTCAAACTGAGTCAACTTTGCTCCAGCAGGAGGAACCTCAGGCAGCTGCTCAAACAGACGCAACGACGTAATAGGGTTCTGTGTCATACCGTTTAAGAACGCGAACCAAAGTGTCTGCTCACTGTCCCAGCTGTTATGGTGAGACAACATAGGCATGTAAAGATACACGAGTCCTGGCATGACACCGTTCTTTAAATTCATTATGTACAGGTCATCAAAATACTCTGCCCTGTTTTCAGGTAGGCGATAATCAAGCATCGTATTTCCTCGTGTAGAACGGTTCAATAACTTTAGAGTTAGGCGCACTACCTACAATCCAAAAACCTACGTGTTCGTTTTCAAACATGTTGGTCTGCTTTAGCCAGCGCCACATTTTTGCCTCATACGTTGGATGGAACCTGATACCGTCAAATTCTTCTCCGTTAAACTTGTCACTGTACTTGCTGAAGCCGGTATCGTGCAGACTATGATGACGCACTTTGAACGGCAGTTTGTCCATGTCAACACCCATAACTTTTAAACGCTCTTTCACCCAGCTACGCTTATCTGGTCCGATACCGATAGTGAACAAGGTTTCTAAGTTTTTACTATCCCTGCTTAAACCTAGTAAAACGCTGGTAAGAGAGTTGCAAGAACCTGCAGGCATGATTAGCGTCTGAACGTCATTAGGCATGTTAGAGACCTGATTAGCGCCCACCTCGTGGAACTTCTGGACGTACTCTGCCGGATACCTGTCATGCGGTACAGTAATACCGTACTCAACGACCAGCGAAGTAGGTTTAGTTAAGTCTTGAACCATGCGCTGCAGTATAGGATTATATGGTCCGTTAGCATATTCAAACTCCGCACCGAAACCGTAAGCAATTCTTGGGTTTTCGTGTTTCAGAACTGTCTCTGGTTTGCTGTAAACAATCTGGCGAGCCTTGAGGTTGTAATGTGCTCCAACAATCGCAGACATAGACAGCTGAGGAGACTGGATGCTCGCTCCGGTCACTATATGAGTACGATTGGTCTTGAATTTGTTTACGTACCATATCAGCTGCCTCATCTTAGAACCATTCGGACCACCGTAACCGAGAGGCGCAAAGTAATCTTCACGCTTGAACCAGATACCTTTATGGTTCTCCCACGGGGTACGGATACCTAAATGTTCTTCCCAGCGAACTTTATTTCTATCAAGAGACAGTTCAGGAAACACTGTGTCACTCATCCAAATATCTCCTTCAATTTGTCGTATAACGCTTTAGCTTCTTTAACATTTAACGTGTCTATGTTTATTTCAACCGGCTTGACAGGCTGAACTACCACAGGCTCTTCAATCTTGACAAAACTTTTCACAGGTTTCAATTCAAACCTGTCTCCTGCGGCTTGATAAACTTTAATACTACGTCTACCTACTCCTCGCTTTTCTAACTCAATATGGTTAACTACCATTTTGCGAGACGATAAATCGTTTAGAGCTGTATATACCTGAGCGGGGTGAACATTCAAACCCAACGCTATCTCTTTAGCTGACTTATGCGGGTGGTCTTTTAAGTACATCCACACTCTTTTGTTGGCTGGAACGGCTAGACCTGATTTCTTCAAGTGTTCTGTTAGGTTTGTCATGTTGACTCCAAAGATAAAAAGTTATACCTACTACGCCTGTAAATACACCTAGAGCTGTCAAGAATCCTGCAGCCCAAACTAACATTACGAAGGTTTCCATTTCTTGTACTCCGAAGGACTAGCTCTTTGTGAACAAGGTTTGCACAACCAGCGGCGGTAGCGATACCTTATAATGCGCATCTCACCACCGTCCAACGGTTTAAACATGTTGCAAGTAGAACAATACTTACGGTCATACAGGGTGTGTGTTGTCATCTTCATCTTTCTTTTCTACTTGTCGTTTACGCCACGCAGATTCTTTATTACGTTTCTCTTGACGCATACGTTCGCGAATCTCTTCAAGACGATCTTCACGCTCGTTATACTCTTCTTCCATATTTCGAAACCAGTTAGCATCACGCATTATGCAAAGTTCCATCCCAAAGAGAACAACCTATAAACAAGCTTACAAGCCACTCCAGTACCAACAATCAAGCACAACCAGCTTATAACCCATAGCACGACTTTTAATGCCAGTGCAAATTTTTCTAATGTCATTTTAGTTCCTCTATTGAGATTTTCCAAGTTTAGATACGGGGATAAGGTTCTGCACTAAAACATGATCTGGTCCATCTCCGTTAGTCCATTTTACTGCAGCAATCATTCCATCCAATCTATAAACAAAACCGCGCAGATGAGAAATATTACTGCCAAAGCTATGTCTCCCAGTATTAGGCTTAATGGCCACATGTTCACCGATCCTCATCATAACCCTCCATCTCTTCTTTAATTTTCTCTTCAATGTAGTCGTTCTCACGCTCAGTCAAAACAGACTCAACCTCATGGGCTAGCGTGCCGTCTATGTTGAGAAGCTCCCATTCCAACTCAGTGTAGCCGTGGTAGTCTACATCACTATCTTTGCAATAACGGTCTGGCTTTTGGTAGTGATAATACGTCACACCGGCGATGTACTTAGTGTCCTCATCGCCCAGCTCAACTACAACTTCTGCTTTATACTTCATGACGCACCTCTTTTAAAAACTCTCTGATTTTTTCAAAAAGCTTACTTGTTTCAGGATCTGCGTACCAATTGTATAAATCTGTATGTCCGTTGAAATCGCATATTTGACGCAATATTTCTACGGCTTCTTCAAATTGTGAATTCATTTTTAGCCTCACAGACTTTGTTGTTCAAGAACGACTTTGAAGCCGAGCGCACGGATAGAGTCCAAAGCAGCCTTGGTGAGAGTTTTTGTACGGGCGAGTTTAGCAAACTCTTCTGCAAGAACGCAGACAGGGTACACGGTTGCTTGACCGTAGACGTCTTTAACTTTTACGATGATTTCAGGTTGGTTCATAATGATTCTCCAGTTATTAAGTTATTGAGTTAAAATTAATACGTGTAAAAACCTTTAGCGCCACAGAAACCGAGGTAACCACCAGTGCTGCTTGAGCGTTGAATCAACTCGCTCATGTTGATACCACCTACCCAGCGACCCCATGCTTCATTGTAAAACACAACGTACTGAGCGGGACGAGCTTCAACACCTGGTGTTTTGCTGAAATAATTAGCAGCGTCTTGTGCCATCTTAGCGGTAGCTTTTTCAGCGGCAGCTTCTGAGGCATAATTCTTGCAAGGGTTTTTGTTTGTAGTGCGGTATTCTTCGATGCGGGCGGTGAGCGAGGCGATGATGTTCATAGTGAGGCTCCTAGTTATAAGTTATACAACGGGTCGTGCTATGGACTGAACTATGGAGACGTTCTGGAAAAAAGGCAAATTGTATTTTTGAATCAATTTTAGAAAGTTGATTGCTTTTTCCAATTTTGACATTTTTACATTTGTCAGGCATAATTGGGGATCTTTAATTTATAACTTATAACTGTGAAACTTCGTCCTTATCAGCTAGATGCCTATCAACGTGCTCTACATCACTTAGAGTCCGGTGACAATCCTGTATTGCAATTAGCCACAGGTACGGGTAAATCTCTCATCATCGCTGCGGTAGCTTCTCACTATGAAAAGAAGCAGTTAAACGTCTGGGTGTTGACTCACGTTCAACAGCTCGTCGGGCAGAACGCTATAACGTACAGAAAGTTTACCGGCGACAGTCCTGGCATAGTCTGCTCAGGAATGGGTATGGCTAACTATGAAAACCGTGTAACCTTCGCTACAGTTCAAAGCATACGTAAACCTGTTGCGGAATGCTTAATACCTAACCCAGACCTCATCATAATCGATGAAGCGCATAGGGTGCCTCACGGTAATGATCAAGCTACAATGTATAGTGAGATCTTTTTAGAATACCCTAACGCAAAACGTCTAGGTATGACTGCTACCCCATGGCGAATGGATAATGGTCTAATATACGGTGAAAAGAATCATTGCATATTTAACTTGATAGCTTACGTTTACCCCGTACTCAAAGCGGTTGAAGATGGTTACCTCTCACCGTTAATCGGTGTTGAAACAGAATACCAATTAGATTTAGAAAAAGCAGACGTTAACAACGGCGACTTCTCTCAGCTAGACGTTGAAGAGCTTGCTACTGAAAAATGGCTTAGGGTTGTAGCTGAGTCTATTCACAGCTTAGCCCATAACCGTAAGCACATTGCTGTGTACTGCCCAACTATAAAGTCAGCTATGAAGACTGCTGACATGATACGTGAAACTACAGGTTGGACAGTTGACGTTATGACCGGCGGTACAAGCAAACAGCACCGAGATCAAATATTATTAGACATGTACGCAGGTAACTTACGGGTGCTCTGCTCAGTTGACACAATCACAACCGGCTTTGACTTTCCCCCACTAGACTGCATAGTGTGTCTGAGACCTACTCTATCCTCCTCTCTGTGGGTTCAAATACAAGGTCGGGGTACACGCTTACACGACGGCAAAAAGAACTGCCTCGTACTGGATTACGTCGGTAACTACCAACGGTTGGGCGGTGTTGACATGCTTGACAATTACGTCCGTGAAGTTGGGTTAGATGTAGTTGAGCAGGTACCGGCTGATGAAATTAGAAAGCCATACGTTAAAAAGACCCGTAAGTTGTTGCCAGGAGTCCGCAACCTAGTGCCGGTTGACCCTATGACGGGCAAAGAAGTTATTGACGGTAGCTGCCTCACGTTGACTGTTAACTCAGTCTCAGCAGTACCGATTAAAACAAAAAGTCATTCTAAGCAAGTGCTGCTTGTTCAATACGCTTGCACTACAGCTGACAACGTAAGGATAGATGCCTCTACGTTTGTACACACTGAGACTCCTAGAGGAGTTGACCAAGCATTTTTCAAAAACAGACATTTGGCGGTATACTTACCCTCCCCTGCGGCAAAAGTAGTCTGGCAGGTGCGTAATAGTAAACTGCCCCAACAGGTTATCGCCCGTAAGTCTGGGCGGTATTGGAACGTAATCGAAGAACTTTTCTAACTCGGAGAAAAAATATAATGACCGATACAATGAGAAGGAGCCGATTCAAAGAGGAACGCTCACTACTGCCGGAACAACGACAGTACATTGAGATATACCTTGAGAAGAGTGTTCCTGAAAAACATAAGCTCGCTACCCAAAGATCGCTGCTCGGTCAAGTGCCTCGCAGTGTGGCTATCCGTGTCAAATGTCTGCAGTGTTGCAGCTATGACCGAGAAGAGATAACACACTGTACTGTTCTGTCTTGTGCGTTACACGCAGTAAGACCGTATCAGAATAAGAATGCACCTGACGAGGAGACCGATGGTGGTGAAGCAGACGAATAAATTCGGTCTTGTTGATAAGGCTCCAACAACTTTAGACTATGCTATTGCATACTCTAAGTTGGGTTGGTACGTGTTGCCTGTTTGGTCAGTTGACGACCATGGTCAATGCCGCTGCGGTCTGCCTAACGATGCTCCTGGCCATAAAGCCGGTAAGCATCCTCAAGCTAACCTCGTACCCCACGGACACCAAGACTCAACGGTAGACGAACAAACAATACGCAACTGGTGGGCAGAAGATCCCGACGCAGGTATAGGAATATCCCTCTCTACGTCCGGACTTATCGCCCTAGACATTGACCCACAAAACGGCGGTCGGGAGTCTCTAGCCACCTTAGAAGCAGAACACGGTGTGCTGCATTCTGACTGTACTGCTATAACTCAAGGTGGCGGTGAACATCGTCTGTTTGTAGCTGACCCAGAGTTGTCATTCCCTGGCTCGCTCGGTGCAGGGTTAGACCTCAAACACAATGGTTATATCTGCGTAGCTCCCTCACTCGGACCCTCTGGTGCTTATAGGTGGGAAGCCGGTCGCTCTCCGCTGTCTCAATCTAAACCGGCAAAACCTTCCCCTCTCCCTTCGCTAATAGCGGGCAAGGCACGTGCTACAGTCGATTATAGCCTGACTGAACGTGGAGGGGTGCCAGTCGCTACCGCTCAGACGTTTGACGACTTACGCTCAGCATTACGTCACGTTGACGCTGATGACTACACTACTTGGGTCAACGTCGGTATGGTGCTTAAGTCATACGGTGAGAACGGATACAAAGTCTGGACTGAATGGTCTGCGCGCAGTGATAAGTTTGATGCCAGTGCTCAACGTAAAAAGTGGGAAAGAGACTTAGATCAACCACACAGTATTACCTACCGCTCAATCTTTAGAATGGCGATTGATAACGGTTGGGCAGGTAATAGTAAACCTGAAGCCGGTAACAACTCTACTCACCCTCTCAGTCTTAAGAACTCTAAAGACAGCGGTGCATCTCGCGTTACCGTCTTTGAATATGTTTACGACGACTTTATGTCAACTGGCGTCAATGTCGTAGCCGGTGCTCCTGGTGTAGGTAAGACAACTCTAATAGTGCCGATGGCTCTGGCTACCGCTCACTTGTGCCCAACTGACTACGCTCTGCGTCCCTCTGTACGGCGTAACGTAATCATCATAACTGAGTCTGTAGTTCAAGTGCAACGTGTCATTTACTCGTTATACTCATGGGGTTACACTGGCATGGGTACAGCTGACTTTGACTCAAGGGTTAGAGTTATAGCTGCGCAACGCTTAGACCCTAAGATAGTCTCGCAGGTAGCAGATGAGTATAAAGAATGGACAGTTGACAACAAGAAAGCTAACGGTGAAATGTATTCTGCTTTACCGCTCGTAATCTTTGACACCGCTAACGCTGTGTTTGATTTAGAAAACGAGAACGACAACGCAGAGGTCGGTCGGGCAATGGCTTACATAAAGCAATCCTTCTCAGCTTTCCCAATCATCATCGTCAGTCACACTTCCAAAACACACGGTATGGGTGAATCTGACCTGCTCTCACCTCGCGGTGCATCTGCTTGGACAGGTGATGCTCAAGGTGTTTACACAGTGTTTAAAGACGGTGAAGACAACGATGCCCCACGTGTGTTAAAAGCTTTAAAGATCAGGTTTCCTGTAGCCTTCCATGAGCTGACGTTTGACTTGATTCAAAACAAAGAGACGCATAAAGATGTGTTAGGTTACGACAAAGAGATTTGGTTCTCTCACTCAGTCGCCAGACCTCTCAAGACGGGTGAACGTGCGCAACTCAAAGAAGATCGTAAAGAAGCTAAAGAGTTAGAAGTATGGAACAAACTTTGTGATGATATAACTGACCTTGTACGCAAAGATCCTGGTCGCTCACGTTCTCACTATGAACGACTACCGGCTAATCAGGGTGGTGTAAAAGGTTCTCAAGAACGTAAAGAGCGAGCTATAACCAGTTTGCTAAACGACGGTAGCCTCGTAAGAGTTGAATTAGAAGTACCCAAAGGACGCGCAAATCATTACTTGCAAGTGGATGAAAATGTAGTAGCAGCAATTGAGAAAGGTAGATACGGAATATGATGCTTGAAACACTCACCTACAAGCAGGTGCTTGACTGGATTAACAACGTCTGGGCTAAATCATTAGCTGCAGTGATTGCATTTTGCTTAGGTATTTGGATTGGTCAAGTGCAGATTGAAGGTCGTATTATTGGTGACTGCAAATACGCAGGTGCTTTCCGTGTAGCGCATGAAGCTTTCGTATGCCAGAGGAGAATATGAAATACATTCTACTGTTACTACTCGCCTCTACCGCTCATGCTGAGTGGCATGCTACTGCAGGTAAAGAAGTTTTTGGTCCGGAGACTTCTGAGAAAGCAGCATGTAAGGCTGCGCAAGACCGAGCTATTGAGAATGCTCTAGTTAAAGTTGCCGGTGAATCAATCACGGTCTCAAAGGTTCAAATCTGCAACGACAAGAACGTAGACGCATGCCAATACGCTCAGACTTCTATGTCTCAAACAGACGGTATGGTCACTGGGGTTAGGAACATAAAACAACTCGTGTTGAACGGTTCCTGCACTGTGTCTTTGGAAGTTGATATTTTCAAAGACAAGTCACCTGTTGACAATACCTTTGACCCAGACGTTAGATTGGTTCAAAATAAACTTTATGACGGTGATCAACTCAACATAAAAGCTAAATCAAACCAGCCGATGTATTTGAACTTGTTCTTGTATTCTCCCTATGAAGATGAGCGAGACCAAGTCAAACTGTTGTACCCTAGTCGTTATCAACCTAGCCAACGTATACTCAAGGAAGCTTACTTTCCATCTGAGAACTACAAAATGCTCGTCAGGTTTCCAAAAAGAAACGCTGTCGTAGGTGACCTTGCAAGTGAAACGATTATAGCCGTAGCAACAAAAACAGAAGTAACATTCAGGGACAGCTTTACCCTGCATGAGTTTAACCAGAGGTTGCAGGAGATTCCAAAGAAAGACCGTAGGATAATCAAAATGCCGTATTTTGTTTGGGCAGTACCGAAGAAAGAACTTAAATAACTTAGAAAGATATAACATGAAAACTTTATTACTACTCTCAATACTCGTACTGGCTGCTTGCAGCTCAGTTAAGCCAGGATCTTTAGAAGCTATTAAAGCTGAAAAAGAAGAGATTAAAAAAGAGATGGCTAAGACTCTTGACAACACGCCCAAGTGGTACCTTACACCGCCTAAAGACAACACCGCAGTCTATGAGAAAGCTGTAGCACGCAGTCGTGACATGCAAATGGCAGTCAACAAGGCTCACATGCTCGCTCGTGCTCAGTTGGCGGTTGCTATTCAAGGTGAGATTAACGCTACTATGCGTTTGTTCATGGACGAGGTGGGGTATAACCCAGACGTCTCAAATAATGCTTCTATCGTTACGTCTCAGGATGCCCTGCTAGTTGAACTACCAGGAGTTGAGCAGGAAGACGCAAAGCTGCTGCTTGAAGGCGACCGTTATGTAGCTTACGTTCTAATTAAGTACCCTGTAGGTGAGATGAATAAGATAATGGTTGACCGTGTTCACCAAAATAATGCGTTGACTGCTAAGCTCAGAGCCAGTAAAGCTTTTACTGAATTAGAACGTAAAGTTGAAAATGAGAAGTTTAAACAAGACAAATTGATACTGAAAGAATAAAAATGATCAACCTTAACGACACTTATAAATCAAACAAATTGTTTGAGCATATTAAAGACGCATATGAATTAGAAACAGATCAAGACCTTGCAAAGTTTCTGCATTCCTCACCGTCAACTATAAGTCGCATTAACAACGACACGTTGGGGTTGACACCTAAGATGACTCTGGTGATATACGACCGCACCGGATTACCTATTGAGCAGATTAGGTCTTGGTTTAAACAGAAAGTTAAAAGAAAGGATCCTGACGTATGACTGACGAAAAAGTTATTGAGCTATACAAAAAAGCCAATGGTTGGAGTGTAGAAGGCTGGGAAAAAACAATTAAAGAGCTTAAACAATTTGCCGAATTAATCGCAGCAGAAGAGCGCGAAGCGTGTATCAAACTGTTAGAAGACTTCTCACAGACTACGATGGTTCCTGTTGTAGATACGTGGCGAATGGGGTTAATTGCGGGAGCTAATGCTATTCGCCAAAGGGGTAGAAATGAAAAAACAAAAAAATAAAATTGATCTTGTAGGTGAGTTAATAATTGATGAAGTTTTGTCTGTTGAGGGATTGGGTTTAGTTAGTAGATTAACTGAAGATGTAGGCGGGATGACTTTTGTTGGATTATGGTTATGTACTGATAAATTAAAAAATCTTAACAAAGAAGCTGAGAAGAATGGGGAGGAGTTATGAGTTCATTTATTTTAGCGTGGGTATTGGTTAGTTATGATAGTCACCGTAGTGGGATGATTTATTCCCCTGCTGTTGAAACG